CCCCGTGTAGATCTGAACGTAAGTGCCGTCACCCGCAGACGTTAGTTTCTGCTGCACCTGATAAGACACGACACCAACGTTGTCGGTTGACGCCGCCCAAGTCAGTGTTAAAGTCGTTGCAGCAAGTGCAGATGCCGCTAACGAAGCCGGAACCGTAGGTGCTTCACTGTCAAGTGTCAAAGCCGTTACGGCCGAGCTATAAGCTGAAGAGTTTTCTGCCGCATCTGTCGCCCGAACACGAAAACTGTAGTTCGTGTTTTGGACAAGGCCGGTCACAGCCGACGTCAATGAAATACCAGTGTAAATCTGAACGTAGGTGCCGTCACCCGCAGATGTTAGTTTCTGCTCAACTTGGTATGATACGACGTCAACATTGTCGATCGATGCAGCCCAAGTAAGTGTCAAAGTTGTCGGAGCAAGGGCAGACACAACCAACGAAGCAGGAACCGTAGGTGCTTCAATGTCAAGTGTCAACGCCGGTAAACTAAGAGTTCGTTTAAACAAACCAAATATGTTATAGTTTTTAAGTATTTTATATCGGTTAATCATCTATTCCATTCCCACTTAATGCAGGCATATCTACAGCAGGCACATTGGTTAGTTCTGCAAAAATTTGAAAAGCTCCTATTCCTACAATATCATGACAACCAACGAAAATCTTTCTGCATTTTACATCAAACACGAATCCGTTTTTATCTTCAGGAATTGTAATAAAGTGATTGTTTAAAATTTGATCAGGTTGAACAGTATCAGCAACACTTACATCTCCAAAAAAGATAAATATAGCCTTTGTACCTGTTTGATCAGCAGCAGGGTGAATATGTGTTGCATCTAAATTAACAACTGTAAAACTTTTAGTCACTGAAGGAAAGTTAACTTCCTTAAAATATTTGCCAACCGCCATAATTGAACCAGTGACCCACGGCCAACCTGATACCTGATACGCTGATGCATTACCTAATGATGGTCTTCCTGATGTGATAGCCATAATATTAATATCCTTTAATTATTTTCAATATTGAACTTTCTTGCAAGCTTCAATTTGCGCTTTTTCTTCAAACGTTTCTTTTCTGAATCAGAAACAAAATGCATATTATCCAATTGGTCTCTTACTAGACCTACTTTAGACGTCTTTTTAACAAATCTCTTAATTAATCTATCGGAGTGTTCATTATCTCTGCATCTTGTCTCAAAATTTACTACCTTTGCCATTTTAAACTCTCTTTGTTGTGTTTATTCTTCTTCAAAATCATCAATACTAGTCATTGCCATCATTTTAGACAACATTGGATCAGTATTTTTAAATAGTTGTTCTTTTTTCGGTGCATTAACTTTAGCAATTCCTTTAGACATATTTCTAGAAAACTGAGCATTTTCTCTCATAATATCTTGCTCAGACTTTTCCTCTTTATTAAAATTACCATGTGAACCTCTGTTCGTATTTTCTAGAATTAAGCCGATACTAGTTTTTAAACTCTCAGTAAAAAGAAGTTTAAGTGTATTTTGTTCGCTTAGTACTTCTCTAATACTTTCTTTAATCATATTTTTTAATTCGCTTGTTTTCATTTAAGACCTACTTTCTTTTATATTTGTTGGCAATCAATTCAGCCAAATTGTTTACATTAACTAGATTAGATTCATGTGAAATAAGTTGATTATATGGAATTAATGACCTTGATTCATTTAGAAACGCTCTATCTGTAGAAGGATCAATAACAATATCCCAGCAAACAAACGAGAAATCTTTTTGAACTTCAATATGATCCCCTTTATTAATAATTGAACCTAATCCTCTAGAAGACAATCCGAGCTTAATATCTGATTCAATTAAATTAACTGTTTCAGAGCCTTCTCTGGTTTTACCAAGGATTCTTACATCTCCGCGAACTTCATTGTTTACCATCCAAATAGAATCAATGTGATGTGAGATAAGTTTTGGATCAACTTCTGCTCTTTCGGGATGTCCTAATTCACCTACTGCACCTTTGTTTTTAATCTTAATTTGATATTGATTTACTTGTTCTTTTAATGTCTTAAGTGGATAAATTCTATTATTAGCATTTTTTTTATCTGCGACCTGTAATAGAACATCCTTAAAGATATAATCATCTTTTACTTTTACGGAATTTTCTTGAAGTAATTCAACATGTTCATTAAATTCTCTAATAAGAAATCTATTATCTTGCATTGATTAAATCCTTAATTCTTTTATCACCTTTATCAAGCATTAATTCTTTTTCTAAAAGCGTAAAAACTTCATCTAATATCTCTCTGCCACCACTATTTGAACCTTCATACAATTCTACCAATTTTGAAACAGCTTCTAATAGAGGGGATACTTCTGGTGAAAAAAACCTAGCAGTTTCCTCAGATAACATTCTTTTTAATTCACCTTTTTTGATTTTGACTTTCATATTTTTAAATTACCTTATATTAATATAATCGAGAATAACTACCAAGACCACCATTGTATCCACCACCCATGTATCCCCATGGAGTCTTAGGTATTGTACCTTTTTCTTTTTCGTGAGGAACCTCACCTAATTCTGTAGAATCTTCGTCTGATGGATCAAGTAATGAACGCTCGAACTTCTCTCTATGTTCTTTCGATTTTAAATCTTTTTCGAATTCTGTCTTCACAAAATCATAAATACACATCAATGCAACTTGAATAGAATTTACATCAAGATTATGAGGTAACTTACCTTCTAGGGATTGGTGCATAATTGTTCCATGAACACTACCAAAAGCAATAACGCCTTTTTGGCACATATAATCAAAGAACTTCATTTGTCTTGGTAAAGTGTATTCATCGAATCCTTTTTTGGGAATTGTAATGATTTTATTGTGGTTATCTGAAATAATGATAGAAAAATAAGGATGATCATTAATGATCAAATTATCGTCAAGCGTTCTTGAAATATCTAATTCAATATAAATATCTTTTTCTTCATTCAATAAGATTTTAAAATTTTCTTTAATCATTCAATTTGCTTGCGAGGGTTTGAATTTCTAAAATGAATTCCAAATCCTCTTTTCCTAATTTATGTTTCTTTGGTAAGTTATTAATCTTTTCCATAAGAATATTTTTAACTTCTTCGCTGTCAATTTTTGATTTATTGACATCAATAATCTCTTTACAGCGCCTAACTTCTTCGTTGAGATAGATAAAAAAGTCAAAATCATTTGTATAAGTATTTATATATTTATTTAAAAATGTTTTTTGTTCAGGAAGTAAGTTAATTGTTTTATTACTAAATTTAATATATTCTTTATTATAACTAATCGTACTGGAATCAAGTAGATAATCAGGTGATTCTGACTTATCTTCTAAAAGCATATTATCAACAATTTTATCTTCTAGTTTAATACGCTGTAATGGGTCTGAAATACATTCATTTAAAATATTATAAATTGTAGCATAGATTTTATAATTATTTACAAAGTTTTCATAAAAATTACTTTCTAAATTGTGTGAAATATCTTCTTTCAATAGAGTTAAATCTTTTTCAATTAAATCTTTATCTAAATTCTTATATGAATTTTTAACTTCTTGTAAAATTTTTGTGGCCTTTGATTGATCACCACTTGTGTTTAATGTAGATAGAATATTGAAAAATGAGTATTCCTTTAACAAAGACGAATTCTCATGAAAATGTTTCTTCAAAATGAGTTCAATCTTATTATAATCTTCACTATTTTGAAGTATTTTATATCGAGCTTGCTCTAATAACAAAATATCAAAAATTATAGCTATATTCTTTTTTTTATTATGCTTCATCTTTATCTTCCGTATTATTGTCATCATTAATTAGTTGATTATTATTTAGATAGAGCTGCAAGCTCTCTAAAAGCAGATTATTATTACCAGCTCTTAACACAGAATCATTTGTCACTCTACCTTTACTCAAGGATTTCATCTTGTCATAGGCACTATTTCTGCCCGTCAAAGATGGGATAATTTCTGTTTTTTGATCAGGTCGAATATTATTACCTGTGCCCTTGACACTATTAAAAACAGATGCCGTTTTTTGTTTTGCACCAAGTGGATTAACTTTTGCGGCATTATGACGCTTAATTGAGTCGAACTTTCTACCATCTTTAGCTTTGGCATTTGGATTGACATATCTTTCAGCAGCATCAAGTCGATTCATTTGTTGATCAACTTCACCAAGCTCGTCATTATCAGGCATTGGTAAATCACCCATTTCACCACCAGCGTCTCCACCGAGGTCCATTTCCCCACCCATATCTGGCATACCTTCCATGCCTCCACCGAGGTCCATGCCTCCCATACCGCCCATATCATCCATAGCTCCACCACCAAGAGCACCACCCATATCAGGTGAATTCTCAGAAGCAAACTGACTCAAGAATAGATCAAATTTGACGTCTTGAACACGCATCATCTTTTCTTTAATAATTTCATCATCGGGCATTGAGAATACTTTCTTGTATACCATATCTGTTGAAAAGAATTTCTCAACCATTGCCGTACCAATTTCACAGCGAATTTTGAACTGTTCTAATTCTTGCATTTCAGCAATTTTAGATGGATTATTCAAACTGATGTCAAATGATAATAAATCTTGACCTCTAAATCCCAAGATATAAAGATGAGTAACTGCAATTTGTGTTAAACCAGAAAGAACAGCACCCTGTAAGCGAAGAACAGTCTTCGCAAACATTAGATCCTTTTGAGCTAATGATTGTTTGTCTTCTGTATTATCTTGTGATAGATATGCAGCAGGAATTTTAATAGCTGAGAAAAACTTGTCTCTCAAATATTTAATATCATCAACAACTCCAGTGAACTGACCACCGGGTAATTGTTCAATCTTTGTACCTGAATTTTGACCACGTACGGGAATAAAAAAATCTTCTTCAGAAGACCAAGGATTATAACGTTGATCGCTTCTACCAGATTCAGGATCTGTCACAACATTTCTTCTAATATTACCGCGAGTCTGCTCTAAAAATAGCTTAATTTCTTCATCATTAAGGCCACCGACATCAAGATAGAAAACTTTTCTTTCGGGCGCTCTTACAATACGATATGACATCATGGCGTTTTCTAAGTGATCTAATTGCCTCCAAATTCTACGAGCAGGATCGAGTACAGATGTGCCATAAGGGAAAAACTTATCATTACCCAAAAGACGAAAGTGACAAATCTGCCAAGCGTTTTCAAATGTCATTCCACCTCTATTCCACTGAAACTGAACATAATTGGGGTTACTTTCATCTTCACCCTCAAGCCTTTCCACTTCGGCTGTTGGTAACGCTGTTGCATCTTTAACACCTAGTTCTTGATCGGTATGAAGATAAAGAAACATATCACCATACTTAATAAGTGTTCTAACCCACGAAAAGATATTGTTCTTAACATTGAGAATATCATAAAATAGATAATTTAACGTTTCTTTGATCTCAATGTTGTTTGTCTTGACGTTAATGGGTGGAGAAAATTCTGAATATGTAGTAATTTCGTTTGCATAAATATCTAATGCAGCCGCTGATTCAGGAAAATATTCCATCTGTTCAAAATCGGCATATCTTTCAGCTCTTGCTGCATTAGCAAATTTTTCTGAATTTAGATAATATAATGGATGTTCTTTATCCTCTCTCTTAAAACTCTGTCCTGATGCAGATCTAAAATTTCTATGCTGTAATTTTTCGTAAGAAATATTAAAGGCTTTAGGATCTTTGATTGCAGATAATTGAGAAGACCACAGTTTAGTCAATCTTTTGTAAAGTACATTAGATGGATTATATGGATTTTTATTTTCTGGCTTGTATTTTGGCATGTTTTAAATCTTTATAATTGGTAGAGCTTTTGAATATGAGATTTCTTGAACTGGTTTTTTTGCACCTGGTTTCTTATCCAATACCCAATAATGTTGACGAATATCTTCATCTGCTTTTGACAATGAATTATATATATTAAAATTATTGTCTTTTTTCTTAAATCCTATCATTCCCGGTATTTTAGTTTCCATATTTCTGGTTTCTTTACCGATAAGTGGAAGAATCAATCTGTTCAAATCTGCTTTTATCTCTGATTTTCCATAAATAAATTCTTTAACAAAGATACAGATTGCTAATGATATAACTAGGTCATCATGATAACCTTTTTTGGTAGTGGCCTTACCATTAATCCAAACAAATTGCCTAAATTCGTCAATTATCTTATCTGAATAAATAGAATATCTTTTATTTCTTATGGCCTCTTCTAGTCTTTCTACAATTAATACTTTAGTTTTTTGATTTGTTGGAAACCCTGCAATAATATCAGATCTTGTATCATCAATATATCCCTCAATAATTTCAAGAGTCTTTTTGTCGGCGTAATACAAATTTTTATATTTCATTTGAATTATACGTTGCAATACCGCCCAGCCATGGTTGTTGTTTTCTACAACCAATAACGCATGATTATATAATGTTGCAGCCGCAACTAAAATTTCTGCATATATATCAGTCTTAATCTTATTTTTATAATCAGCAACAATCTCATCCGCATCAACATCCATTACAACAAATGAGGAATAATCTTCACCATCGCCACGCGCCACGTCCGCAGCAATAATATAACTATGAGAAAGATCTGGTTCTTTCCAATATCGACCCTTTCTGTCACTTGTGAAAAAACCCTCTTCTTCAATAATGAAGTTTGAATAATACACAATATCTTCAGGATCAATAACTGTATCACCTGATAGTGTAAAGTCACATTCGAATTCTTGGGCAAATTTCTTTCTTGGGAGCGTCTTGAATGTACGATTATACCATGCCTGATCTCTATCTGGTCGTACATCCCACATAAGTTTAGTTGTTTTAAATTCGTTTTCTTTGACTTCAGCATCTGACCAAAGCTTATAAAAAAAGTTGTCAGACCCATTGGGCGTGCTGAATACAATGCTTTTACCTGCAACAGAGATAGACGGCCAAGCTGAGGGCCAAGCGTCCTCTAAACCATCAATAAAGCCTGCTTCGTCGATAAATAAATGAGTAAGCGCATCACCACGAGCCATATTCTCTGTTGTTGCAGAGGCAACAACTTTAGAGTGATTGTCTAACTCAAAAGTAAATACGTTATCAGAAATTGGTTTGGAAATTTTCATCCAATCTGGAAGATATGAATAAGCATATTTAATTTTCTTAATAAGTTTTTGGGCGTCTTCTCTTCTAATAGATACGACAAGAATGTTTCTGTCTCGATTAAACAACATCAACCAGAGTACATAAGCTGAAATTAAAGTGCTCAAACCAAGCTGTCTTGATTTGAGCACAATGTTAAATCTGGTATCTTCAAAACTATTTAAACAATCTCTTTGGAAGTCCCAAAGATCAAATTTCTCTCTACCAGAACCAGGTGTTTGGATATAGATGTGATTAGAAATGAAATAGACGACATTTTTACACCTAAATAACTCCGATTTCTTATATGTTGCTGTTAGTTTCTGTTCGTTCGACAATCAAATATTACCTTATTCATCATTTTCATCAGAAATTAAAAATTCCTTCAGTTGCTTAATGGTATAGCATTTGGTGTAATTTCTAATCTGTTTGTTAATATTAATTTGCAAAACAGATTCAACTTGACAGTCTTTTTCGTCTTCTTTAAATGTTAAGCTTTTACCTGAAGACTTCTTAACCTCGTCTTTAAGATACTTAACAATGTCGGCAAATGTTTTTTCAATATCGCATTTTAAATGTGATTCGCTAAAATTCTTGCCGATCACTAATTGAGAATAATTAATTCTGCATGAATTACCGGCAACTTTTACATTGAAGTTATCTACAACTTCAAAATTTGTATAGGTTTTTTCTCTTTTTAAAGCATTTGTCTTATTATATTTCACATCACTAGCGGCTTGAACAAGCGCCTTAAGTAATTCTAATTTGTTTTTTTCTTCTTCCATATTATTATTGCTCCGCCACTCCACATAAATGGCATTTATTTGTTAAGTAATAACTCTTTTTGTCGTTAAATGAAACAATCAACTTGCTACATTTTTCGCAATTAAGTATTCTGTTTTTTTTCTTTTTATCACTTTTAGTTATGACGAATTCTTCTGAGTTATTATTTTTTTTAAATTCGTATAAATACTCAGGGCCATATGAACTTACTATAAACTTAGCAATATCATCTGCATCTTTCATTTATCTATTACCTTATAAATTACGGCACCTAATACGATACCTGTTGCAAACATAATCCAAGTTTTATTTGAATCCCAAAAACTTTCATATCTTGGTTTATTGATAATCTGTGTAATTTCATCAATTTTTTCTGATGTAATTTTGTTATATCTAGAAAAATTATCTTCTAGTTTAATATCATAATTTTCATAAATTAAGATTTGTTTACGAAGTTTGGATAACTCAATTTTATCCAATATAATCTTGTCATAAGTAGGTTCTGAAATAAGTAAACCAAAAAAAAGTTCCCCATTAATCAGTAAAGATGTGGGGAACTCTTCGAATTCTAGTATTTGTTTAAAAGTAGTTTGGATTTTTGCGCGAGGCTCATCCGCTCTGCTTATCAAACTATGTGATGATATTAATAAACATAAAAATAATATTTTACTCAATTTTGCCATATAATCTTACTTTCTTTCTGACTCTTTCTTCAAATTCAGAAATTTGATTAATTTCTTCAAATTCTTCAATGAATTTTTGTGAACTTTCTTCTGATTGTTTAAGTTCATATTGCTTAATTTCTTTAATAATTCTTCTATCAATAGAAATTTCGTTTGTTTTAAGTTTCAATTCATCAATTTTTTCTTTAATTTTTAAAACAATATTATGGATTTTTTTCCTAAAAATCATAAGAGATGTTAAAAAAATAAAAAGAATAAAAAGAATAGCTATTATAATTTTTATCCAATTTTCTTTTAAAAACATTTTAAATAAAGATAATTTATTCATAAATTTTATTGTTTCCCGGCAGATTTCCAACTTGTTGCTAAATCGCTCATACCTTGAATGCCAACATAACCAAGACTTATTCCAGTCCAACTTTCAGCGTCAAGAACACCACACGCAAAGAATACAGTAGCGAAAGCCCAAACCATTAGTTTCCTACTCATTAATTTTGACAAATTATTGTCCACCCAACCTTTAATTTTTCCCATAACATTGATACCTCTCTTTATAATATAAAATTAATTAGTAATTTTATATTATAAATATGAATACCCATCTTTGATATCAATATTTACAACTTTGTTTACATAATCTTTAAGAATTTCAAGGTGTGTAACAATGATAATATTATCAAAATCACCTAAAAGATTAACCAATGTATCTCCAAATATTTTCTGATTATCTATATCCAAAGCAGTTCCCGGTTCATCAAGAATCACAAAACTATTTTTAGAAATCATTGAAACTTTGTTTAAAGTTAATCTAATAGCTAACCCTAGAACAAATTCTTCCATTCCGGAAGCACACTCAATTGTCTTAAATTCATCGGATTCTACATCTTTAAAGTAAATGTCAAATTTACTATCACCAATTTCGAAATCAACTTCTAACGTGCATAATGAAGATAAAAGTATATTCACGAGAATTTTGATCTGTTCAATATGAGAATTAAGTAAATGAACAACCACACCACTTTTACCCATAATTTTTGAATAACTATTAAGAATATTAAAATTATATTCAGCTTTAGTCAGTTTTTCTAATGTACCTTTTTGGTCTTTGATTAAATCATTATATTTAAGAATCAAAAAACTATTCATAGATAATTCTTTTTCATTTAATATAATTTTTTCATTTAATTCATTTAGTTCTATATTTAATTTATCTAAAATGTTGTAATATTGTTCGTGTGTCTCATTGTAATCAAATATATTAGCTTCTAATCTTAATAAGTCTTGTTTATCTCTAGTAAGTTCTTTTCCCATAAAACTATGATTAATCCATATATCGTTAATTAAATAAAGGGGAGAATCGGATTTATCATTAGTATTTATATCTTCTCTAACACTATCGTAATAATTTGAGTTTATGTTAGTTCTAAGCTCTTCGAGTAGAATTATACCTTTTTCTGTCGAGTTTTTTGACTCATTTGCCGAAACTAAAAATTTGCACTGTGGAAAAGAAGTGCCACAGGGCACTTCTTTTAATAGAGAAACGTCTTTCTCTAAAGATTTTAATCTTGTCAAAAATGTTTTTTCTCTTTCTAAAAGCTCTTTTAGTTTTATTCTTTTTTCTCTTCTACTGTCAGGGTGTTTCATCTCTATTATAGTGTTATCGACATCAATTTTTACGACATTGATTTTGAGCTCTAATGTAGTAATTTTTTCTTTTAATGTGGTAATTTTTGAAAATGCTTCAATCCTTTTACTATAAGAAGTTCCAAGATTAATATTTTCTTGCAACACAATTTTAGATGAACATAGAACAACTTTTTTATCTTCTAAAATTGAAGATACTAATAATAAATCATCATAATTGGAACACGTTTCAAGTTGTTGAGAAAAATTTTCCAACTGTGACTCAAGGTTAATTTTAATTGCTTTGGCATTGCTTAAATCGTTTCCTATTTTTTCCGTAATTGGGATAATACTATCCAAGCCCAAAAACTGGTTAAGAGTTTCTTTTCTTGATGAACTTTTGCTTTTAAGAAAAGAAACATCGTCGTATTGTTTAAGAATGGTTGTCATTAGAAAGTTTTCTAACTTTCCAAAAATTTTAACAATTTTTAATTCTGTTTTCTTTTTATCATCACCACAAATATTTTCCCCATCTTCTAAGAGTTTAACAGTTGAAGATGCTCCTTTAAGTTTTCTCTTTAAAGTACGTTCAATGCGATATATAATACCACCAGCTTCAATTTCTATTAAGGTTTCTGCTTGATTTTCTCTGCTGTTAATATAAACATCATTAGTAACAGATCTCTTGGTCCATTTTCCATAAATTGAATAGCAAATAGCATCGATAACAGAACTTTTTCCTGTTTTGTTTTTCCCAAAAATACCTAAAATATTCCCTCTAAAACTAGAAAAATCTAAGCTGATATCTTTTCCGTAATTAAACATATTAGACCAACTAATATTATTAATTTTCCAATAAATATTATCGCTTTCCGAGTTTAATTCTTTTAAATATTTTGCATTCATATTGAATAAATCATCGCCATATAGTTTGACATATTCATCGAAATTCTCTCTAATAATCTTCTCGATACTTTCTAAATTTAAAGTAACTTTTTCAATTTGCTTGTCTTCAGTTTCACTCTCTTCAATTTTTGGTGTTTTTAAAAGTTTATAAGAAGTATTCGAAATTTTACTTTTTTGGGTATTTCTGAAATTGGAAATTTCTTCAACGGTACCAATAATTCTTATTTTATTGTTTTTGTCAATATTATTTTTATCATAATCTTCAATTTTGATATCTACAAACTTGTGGCTATTTTCCAAATCAAAATATCGCACTTCAAATGTTTTATTGATATCATCAATTTCATAGATAATACCACCTTTATCTTGGGACTCTCCATGATCTTGTTGGATCATGGAGCCTGCATAGTAAGCATCATGGCCCAAGATGGTCAGTTTTTGGCGCTTGTGGACGTCGCCAAGCATGTAGAGGTCACAGGGTAGGAACGACTCATCCTCGGTCGTCAAAACGTGTCCTAGCGATGTCTGAGCGCCATTGATAATACCATGGAAGAGACCTATATTGAATCTGGTTGGATCAATTACCAATTCTCTGTTAGAGTCAAGAATACTAAAATTGACAAATGACGCATTTTTACTAATATCACACACACAAGAAGTAAGTAAATTCCAAATGTATACACCATTTTCATTATTAATGATGTCAACAATAGGTGAAATTGTATCTAATCTATTCCTATTCTTTTCATTAATATCATGATTTCCGGGAGTAATATAAATACTTAACAATCCTGGAAACATTTTACAGGTTCTCAAGAAAGAAGCAAACAAAGACACATATTCTGGGGATATGGTTGATTTGGTATGCGCGACATCTCCTGTAATTACAAGCATGTCAGGTTTTTCTTCATGCATTAAAGATTTAAATTTGTCAAATACTTTAATATATTCATTATGTCTAGAATCATTTCTAAGATGTATATCTGATATATGTGCGATTTTAATAGTCATATTTTTCTTTTAAGTTTAGATCTTTTACAGATGTATGAATGATATAATTTTTCTTATATTTTTTAATCTCGGAAGAGGTTAATTTTCCGGGATCTTTATCATATGGAATTTGAACGTATTTAACACGAACATCGTGTTTTAAAAACTTTTCAATCATGCTAAAGGCTTTTTCCCTAGCATCGCCATCAAGAATCAAATAGATATCTGATTCAGAAAAGCATAATTTTTCGAATAATTTGCCTTCAGTATCAAGCTCTGAACCCAATAATGGTATGCTGTTAATACCACAGGAAATAGCATCAAATATTCCTTCTACTAAATTAATAGATTTATCCCAATCAATATTGTACTCATTGAACAAGATACTATCTTTTAAAATTTTGTTTGGTGTTTTGTATTTGTATTTACCTTGATCTGTAATATCTCTACCAATATAATAATCTTGATTAAACATTGTATTATATGAAGGGAAAAATACAAAATCTTTATAATAATCTTCTTTAACAGTATAAGGTTTCCAGAAAATGAAATCTCTTTCTGTCAAACCTCTTGATTTTAGATACAACACATGTTTATCTTCATCATCATAACAACTGCTTAATAGTTTTTCAACTGTTAGATTTTTAAATGGTTCTAATAGTTTAGGTTCTTCCTTTAATAAAAGATTGTATTTAGTTATACCACCGCCAACAAAAAAATATGCCTTAGCATATTCAATTACTTGTTCTGAGCCAAAATCGAATACAATTCTTATTAAATTGTTACCACCTTTACCACAGTTCCAGCATTTGAACTTCATCTTGGTGAAGTTTATGGATAACTTTTTCTTGCCATAGGAACAATAAGGGCAGAAGAAAAGACTTTCGCTCCCTTCCACCTTTGGTTGACCAAGTAATCTACTAATAACTTCTTTTTCGTGCATATCACACCATGAGGGCAACGACGATAGCATCAGCTATGTCAAACCAGTATGGCTGTAATAGTCCCGTTTTAGTAAATGTAAACTTATTTATAAGCTCAGGATAAAGCTCTAATATTACATCCAAGGCTGCTATCTTAATTTCTTTAGTGTTTTTATGGTATTTAATCTTGTTGTTAATTAAATTGCTTTTCTTAATACATAGGTTCTTTCTAGCTTGAGACGCTTTTATATATATTGGCTTAATTCCGAATATTTTATATACCATCCAAGTTATTGGAAAATTATATGAATACAAAGTAATAATTGTATTAATTGAAGATGTTCCACTTGAAATTCTCTTTAATGGTTCCTCAATGTGAATTGAAGTAACATTATATTTAGATTTAATATCTTCAAAATATGCCTCTATTTTAGAAAGAATATCAAAATAATCAAATTTTACTTTATATTTCTTTACATCAAAGTGTTGATAAAATTCCAATAATGTATCATTAAGAATTGCAACACCAATTACAGATGAAGATATGTCTAAACCTAAAATCATTATACAATAGGCTCGCTTATATCTGGATTTGGTGGAAAATTATTTCTTTCAAATTGTGAATTTTGACCAGCTGGATTGTTGCGATCAATAGCTTTTTCTGATTTTTTGATGGTTTTCGTAGGTACCACCGGTCTTCCCATAACTCTTCTTTGGGCTTTAACAAATCCATCATTTGTGGTATTTGTTCTACCTGTAACAACTTTTTCTAAAAAGTCTGAGAGCTTGTCTGTTTTAGCTCGTTGCGAAATATTAATAGAATTTTTCCACTCTTCAAATTCTTTAGGATCTTCTAAAATTTCCGAAGCTTTAGCATAGATTTGTTTCATAAGATTTTTAATAATTTCTGAATCTTGAGCCGTCATTCTTTTGTCGGATTCAGCGGCTGTTTGAGTAATTCTATTAATTTGATTAAGCCAAATAGTTGTCTCTATAGCAATTTTGTGATATTTTAACCTTAATTCCTCGTCTGCATCTTTTAAGATATAATCTTCATCTTGATCGCCGTCTCTTAAATGATCCACTTTTCTGTTCAACACACCAACAAACACTTCATGAGAACTTGCAAATACTGCATAATATTTTTTTATAAAAGATAATAATGGGATACATCTCTGCTTATAAAAAGAGTATAAAGTACTCTTACCAGGGTTCATCCAATCAATTAATTTGTCAATAACTTTTTCTTCCCTGTTCATTATTGGGTAGTGAATATATTTCTGAAAATCAAAATAGAATTTATTAAATTCCGTTTGTAGTGGATCTAATATTCTTTTTAATGCATAATATCTAACCTCTAAATCATTTACTAAAGATAAAATAATAGAAGATGGATTACCTTTTTTTACTTTCTGAAACATCGTATGTATTTCTTTTGTTTGGGTGACAAAAACTTCTTGATATTGAAAAAATCTGTAAGAAGAACCCCATTTACGAGATATCAGCCAGTGAAAATGATTAATATAAGATCTTCTAAGACTAGCATATGGAACTTTTGCAGAACCATTCTGCAAATAATCGTTATAAAAACTATAGAAACCGTTTCTAACTGTCTTCATGTTATTTGATGATTTTACCAGTTTGTTGAAAGGTTTATGCGCAGGATTATTAGCCACAACCGGGGAACCATCTGTGTTTTGGAGAAGAGTTAAAACTAAGTCATTCAATCCGTTAACGAGTGTAGTCACGGATTTTACATAATTATGAAACGTTATAATATACTGATTAAAGACAGTATGGAGATCTTCTTGTGCTGGTGTATCCTTAGCTAGAGCTTCTGCTACTTTCTTGTCTATTTCTAATTCGAGAGGTCCTAGTGGATTGTCTTTGTCAACAATATTAGATGATTTATCTACACTATCAAAATCTGCTTTTATTTTGGGACTAATTTTTTCAATTTCATTTGAAAAAGTAGGTTGTATGCTTGAGATGATATCAGACATATCATCTTCAACTTTTCTCTTAATTCTGCCAAAATCTTTGTTTACACCGTTAAATACCTTTTCTTTTTCTGAAAGTAGTTTTTTGAATAAGTTTTTAACTATATCGTGCGACGGAACGTTCGCGTAAGTACTTCTCAAAGCAGAATCTATACTGTCAAGTGACTTTAAAGAAAATTCAAAATATAGAAGATACATGATTTTTATAAAATCACTATCTATAGGATCTACAGCTTCTAAGAGAATAAATTTATTATTCTTTATCATTTCTAAGATTATTCTAGGATCCATTATATATCAACCTTTAATTTAAAAATAAATTCATCTTGTTCTCTTTTTTTAATTGGATTAGCTAATTTTGCAATTGCAATTCTTTTGTAATCTGCATCATATATATCTATTTCGCTAATATAAGTTGACTTTTCAAATTTTTCTAAAACAATATCATCTAAATCATCTCTATCACCAAGATAGACAGAATGCGTTCTTGTAATTAACGAGTCATCTACCATATTTTCAATTTCAAGTAGATTATTTTCAAAAAAAGAAAAAGCACTAAAAGAGTTTAAACCCAAAACAGATCCGGGTTTAATACTTGTTAAGTTATTAGAATGATTTAAGTGGTTTCTTTCAACCTTGCAAAACATGTTTATGTTGGGTATATTATTGATTCCCTTGCATTTAATTGTAAATTTTATTAATCTTTTTTCATCGTCAAATTGGAATAACTGTAAACCGAAAGTTTTCCAAGTATAATCAAGTGTGCCATTCTCTGTTTTCATTGTTCCGTTTGTACCAAATTTTAACGTATTATTATGAAAAACAATAATACCTAAAGAGTAAAAAACATATCCAACATGTACATATTCTTTATTTGAAGGAAACCCAAAATACATATCACTTGTTTTTGTATATAGTTTTCCATCACCAAAATAGTCACAAGCTTCAACCGAGTAATAACCAGAAGCCAAGTCAATTTCACCACTTGTATCTACAAAATCAATTTGAATTTTAATTGATACGCTTTTTTCTAAAATTTTAGAACCATAAATATTTCTATCTATAAATAAAGCAGGAAAATATGAACTTTCAATAGAACTTAAAATACCACTCTTGAAATCAATAATTTCAGAACTAATATTAGAACTTATTAATTTATTTCTTAATGATAAATATTTATATCTATCATTATAAGTAAAATATAAATATTCTATGCCAACTTCGTCATCGTAACTACCTGTGATAATATCACCAACAGCAGCTAATTCGTATTCAGAATCGGAAAAATTCAACAAATTATTATAATTATTTCTGTTAACAAATGGATAAATTTTCTGGTTTGATTGTCTATCAACATTATATTCAAATATATTAACAGAAGAATTAATAAGATTTTCAGCAGTAAATGAGTTTTTATTTAAATAGGGACCATCGCCAGAAACCTGTGCTGAAAATTCATAGATAATTTCCGGAGTTATCTGTAAGGTATTTATCTGTATATCTTGTTGTTTGAATTTGTAAAACATTAAACATTTTCTTTTTCTTTCTGACTGAATTTTCTGTTGAGTAAAAGAGACAACAGTGCTGTGAGTATAACACCGGCAATTGCAATAGTGATACTAACAGTAGCATCTTGTTTGGCTGCTTCTTTATCTGACATAGCCGTTTTCTTTTCTAGATATTCAAATTTTACAATATATTTTTCGAATTCTTTCGAAATACTAGGTAAAGAAATTGTCTTTAAGTTATAGAAATCTGTATTAAGTACAGTGAACATTGTATCTAACGAGTTTAATTTAATGAGAGATTGAGGCCAATCTCTTGTCTTGAAAGTAGAATAATCATTTTCAATAATACCAACTTTATTAGTTAACATATCAACCGCTCTTTTTACTTCCTTTAAATCGCTTGTTAAAACAGTTAAAGAATTAGAAACTTGGTTAAGTAAAGAATCAATACCCATTATCATTTGGTATTGATTCTTTTTTTCTTGAGCAAAACTTGTTGTTGGTATTGACATGAGCATCAAAATTATGAAGAATACAAATTTTTTCATTAATAGTCTAGCCTCGCTTTTAATACAAAAGAATCATTTGGTGTTTTTCTTTTTGGTTCAGATAACTTGCCAACCGCAAGTAATTCATTATCAGCACTATATAATCCAATTGATGTAATGAATGATGTAGGTAGATCTTCGGGGTTATTCTTGGTAACAATTTTTGAATCTTCTAAAAATGTCTTATTAGAAGAATAATTAAAGTCTTTATGTCCGACATTCAAAAAATAAGTAACCGAGTTAATTTTTGTTGTATTATTAAACACGCAATTTTCGTAACGATTTCTTAAAACATCAGCAATTTGAGGAATTGTACCCTCTTGGAATAGTTGAGTCCGTAACCAACTAGCAGGATTAAGTAAATCATCAGGAGGAATAACTGAACCTGTCAACACCAACACGCCAGCTTCATAGAATAATAATCCGCCGTGGTATGTGTCACTATCTAAGTTTAATCTAGAATACTCACCAGATGGTGAGTTTACTAAATATGAAGAGACGGCCAAGCTGTCAGTCAAATTTGATAAAGCAGAAAGACTGTTCCAAGAATCATCTTCATAGTATTTAAAACTAAAACTACCACGCTTAATTTTATCTTTGGTTAACAATCTGGAAAAACTGATAAAAATACATTCCTTCATCTTAGTACCACCATTGAGATGGTTTCCATCTTCATCAAATTTTAAAATATTACCATTTTCATCGTAACCATTTAAGACTTGACACATTTGATTATAAATTGCAACTTTTTTCTCAGCATCAACTACAGGCCCTGTATTTAATGTTGAGTCTTGGGAAAATCCAAACGTAATATCAAACAATTTATTAGCAGATGGTGAAGTATAATCATAATCGTACACAGATTGAAACATATCGTGTGCATAATTTTTAATATTGGCATCTAAACTTGAACTAACCAAAGTTCCAGTTATCGGAATATTAGCATTAACATAATTTGTAGTTATTGAAATATTATCAGGTGTTAGGGGTTTGAATACATTAGCCATTTTTTATACCTTTCTTATGAATCTAAGTTTAATTGTTTCTTGATAACCTGTGCTTAACCCAGATACATAAATATTCGTATCTAAATATTTGTAAGACACTGCATTAATCGTAATTGTATTACCTATGGTATCAAATAAATATGATGAAACAGATAAATTCATATTTGCCTTGATACCAAATTTTAACATCGTGCCTCGCGGACCTCTAATAGCAGAAAATCCTGTAGTATTCTCAATGTTGTTTACAAAACCAGAAGACGACAATGACAAAAAGTAAAAAGCAATTTTATCACTATTCACATATGAAATGTCGGCCTCAGCGGGCTTTCCAACAGGTGTAACAACATGTCCAAATCTGGTGTCAATTGATACCAGATATTGTGTCTCTCGTAAATAATCTTCCAAGCCGGCGCTAGGAGATATCTCTGTGGTATCTAATCCTTGCTCAAACACCAAAGGAGTACGCTGAGCTGTTTGAGCTGTTTGACCGTCCACAACACCCGCCACAACCCCCAAGGAAGTGATAGTATCTTGGTTCACGGAGATGAGATAAGCGCCAGCATCATCGTATGTGCCACCGCCAGGTCCAAGCGTACTGGACAGTTTAATGATAGGGAGGTATAATAAATCATTTCTAGCAATTGAGATTAGCTTACTATTTTGAGCAGTAGTGTCATTTGTAACGGCTTGGAAAATAGGTAGGTTCATAATCTCAGTATCTGCATAATAAGAACCAAGAGGATGGTTCGGATCATATAATCCATAATCAATCTCATCATCACCAAGGGCAAATTTAGCGATCTTAAATGAGCCATCCCCTCTTGCTAATCGAGAACGACCAGAATCCGTTAGTACCATGTCTAGCAGAATGTCGCCGCTATTATCTAAATATGACATATTTTATTTCCTTTAAGCTATTTTTAATTAGTCAATATTAGATGTTACTAATATTAAACTTAAATTTTATCCTAATCTGTTTACCGGTATGTTTCGAGGTTAATTTAATCAGAAAATCATTATTGTAGGTTTTTTTATTCGCCAATCCTAATTTTTGAGTTTCATAATTAATAATCTTTTGAAATCCTGCCGGATCTATTTTCAAGTATTTTTTCATTGGAAGTTTTTTCTGTGTGTGTTCTATTACTTCAAACACAAATTCTTTTACATCCAAAAAGCTTCTTTGGTTGTTAGAAAACAATATTACTTTATAAATAGGCGATGGGTTTGAGATATTATTTTTATTATCAATGGTTCGAAAGAAATAAAAATATTCTTTATTTATTGTTATCGATTCTAGAACATTCTTCTCTGTTTTAAAATCAATTGTTTTATATAATAAGAAATCTTGATATGAATAAGGTTTCTCACTTGAAACAAACAATTGAATGAATTTAGTATCACCTTCACCGTTAAACTTTATTTTGGTAGTAGGAATAAACCTTTCCAATTTAGTTAGGCCAACATGATTTCTAATTGGTGATATACGATTAAAATTATTATAATCAATATCACTTTCTAATATTTTTATGAATTTCTCTTCTATTTCTGAAAATATTTCAAAAAAACAAATATTAAACTTATTCAATTCATTTAGAAGAGGTAAGAACAATACTTCAGGATATAATGGAGGTTTATCAGTAACGCTTTCAGATAGTTGCTCAGAGCATTCTAATTCTAGAATTTTAATTGATGGTTCGTATTCAACATAAAAACTTATCTTGTTTTCGTCTTGTACAAGACTTTCTTCAAGTACTCCGTTAAAACCAGCTTCGTCAACTATATCTTGTTGTGTCTGAGATGCTAAATTCAATAAATTTTGATCAATATTACCGGATTCTATAACAACTGAATTTTCTGTTGGTTTTTTAGTACTATCCGTAACTGGTTTTTCAGATACACTGAAAGTGGGAGGTTTATTTGAGCTACTAGAATTTTGGTTTGGTATTATTACCTGAGTATTAAAAATCAAAATAGGTGTTGCAGCTTTTTCACCCGTTGATTCACTAGAGAGACCTATTACTACAGGTTCGCTTTGTTCTATGGATTCAGGATTGGAACTAGGATCAAATACAATTGGTTCGCTTTGGGGAGTAATTGCCTGCCCTAGAACATTCACACTTCTTGGTATTTCATTATAATATGAAAAACTTGTTTTGTACTGGTATTTGGTGCCAAATACAACATTGATAGAAAATATTTTATATTTATATTGTTTGTGGGGTTTAACTTGGGTATCAAAATATTTTAATATATCCAAACCAGGAACATTGATCAAATAAAAAGTTTGAATAAGTTTATTTCTTATGTCTCTTTTCTCTATTTTGTAAAAAATAGTTTCAACAACACTTAAGTCTGAATGCAGAATCTGTTTGTAAGTTCTTGTATTCTTGATTATAAGGTCTTTTATCTTTATTGATAAAAGTTGTCTAACAATACTGTCGCCTAAAAGATCAGATTGAGAGTATATATTCAAATCAGAAGAATTATTACCTATAATGGTCTGATCATTTCTGGGAAGGTTGATTAAGTCAAATTCTCTTACTGATTGTTGAGAATATACTTCCGGGATTATATCGTTGAATCTAAAATCACTTAAATTTTGAATGTTTTCAAATTTATCATCAATAAATTTGTCAAGCCAAGTTTGAAAATCAGAATAGTTTAGCTCTTTTTTTAGCTCTACCGACGACATAATATCACCAGATGTAGTTGTAATTTCTGTAACGGGTACTTTATTGAGTAAATACCCTTCGCTAAATTTTATGTCATTTATAATTTTCGAATTTAGTGAGCTTTCTTTTATGATTTGACTTAATTCATTTGTTTTATTCGTGGAAAAAGTTAAGTTTATAGACATCGGATATTGAAAAACAAAATTTTCAATAGAATTTAATAAACTAATATCGTCAATATCATTGACAATATTTGAAAATCTTTCTCTATATGTGTTGATGTAATCAACATTTACTTCATCATATGATTCTGCATATTTTTGTATAAATAATCTTGCATGGGGAATCCCATATTCAAAAGAAGCATTATTGTTCAAAGTTATCAGATTATCAAATTTTTTATCAAAACCTTGATACGGACTATCATCTCCAACTAACTTAGAGTTGTCATAATTTGATTCAGAAATAGTATTAGTTGATGGGTTTGCACTTAACGAAAAAACATAAAAATTAGGCAATATTTCTTCCGGTAATCTGCCCAATCTGTCCTCATATTTACTTATATAATAGTTGTAGGAAGACTCCAGTGTAAAGAATTTGGTTGAATCTTCATCTATTAGAAAATTGTACTCAAAATCAAAATTGTCATATTTATAACCCTTTGAAGCATAATTCATTATTTTAAATAAAATTGTTTCAGGGGTCATGTTTTTGTGAAAGTCTACATCATTTGAATTATAAACATAATTTGAATAAAGAATTTGCCGAGCAGCTTCACTGTTGAGAAAATTTATAGTAACTTGTTGTTTGTATCTTGAGCTTTTTTCATCAACCAAAACAGGTTCTGTAAAAGAGAAATTTGAAAAAAGCTTTAGTCTTTTTTCGTCGTCCTGCGCAAAAAGAAGCTTATTGTCCTTGATAGAATATTTAAAGTCAAAAATGTTAATTAGAAAATCGTAATTTTCTGAAAATCCATTTGTAAAAACGTTCTTTTTTACATTTTTCATAAATTAAATCCTGCCTCTTTTTATAAGTTTCAAATTATTGGCAATCTCTTGTGTTTTATTATTAAAGCTAGGTACAATAATTTCATTGTTTTTTATGGATATTCTCTTAACAACATCTGGTTTTCTATAACTATCAGTGTTTATAATAAAATATTTATTAAATATATCATTAATATCATTTTTATTATAAGGTATACCTATAGAATCATTATAATAAGGCACATATCTACAAAGTAAAGAATTAAAAATATTTGTTTTATTGGAAAGCGGAATCCACATATTTTTAATTGGTTCATAAAATTCAATTACAAATAATTTCTTATATTTAACATAATCAGCAAAAGTACCGACAGAGTCAACAGATTGAAGTGGCAAGGAATCTTCACCTTGAGCTGTTTTTTGAAGTTGCTCGAAGAACAGCTCAAAAATAATATTTATAATTACGTCTCTCAAAGTAGAATTATCTGATTTTTTAATAAGTGTTTTGTCAAAATCTGTTTTTCTATTTAAAGTAATGACAGGATTTTTGTAAGAATCACTAACAGAAAGGGTTTCAAAATCAAAATTATATAACTTTAGAATATTCATAAGTTTATAAAATTCGTCTTTATCAAATTTGTTACTACAAAGTAAATTAATAAAAATTTTATCAATTTCTTTATTTGAAGTGTCAAATACTGAAAAAAACGTTGAATTAGAAAAGACAAATTCGGAAGAATAATAAAATAATTCAGAGCTTTCACTTATTGAATATTTGTCTAAATGTTCTGTGTAATTTTGTAATAAGTCAGAAAACTCTATTGTCTTAAAATCGCTAACCTTATAGAATAAATTGTCTCTAAATATTGGTTTATAATTAAATGAATTTTCTATAGTATTAGATGATCTAGATGGATTTAGAGAAAAGGATAACTTTGATGTTAATTTATCATAAAAAGATATTAGGCTTTCTAATAGTTTTTTATTAAATACCTTGTTGTTTAATATTGATAATAAACTATTCTTATCGATATTGATTTCAAATATTTCACAAAATTCAAATATGCCATTTACAACAGAGACAAGTTCTTCTGAGTTGAATGATTTATAGAAATTACTTGTAAATATATCAAGAGTATTATTGTAATTTTTTTTGTTGTTTAATAAGTGATTTAGTTCTTCTAGAGATTCATAATACTTGATAGATTTATTATAAATTTCCTGTATACTGTCATATAATATATCTTTTACGTAAATACTTAAATTGACTTCTCTTTCATCTACGACAGTGTATGATATACATTTCCTAAAATTACCCAAATAAACATTAAGATCGCTCTTGCCTATATTTGTTTCGATTTTGTAAGAACCAGACTTTATATATGTTTCTAATAAATTGTTAAAATATTTAAACTCAAGCAGATTTGCGAATCTGCTTTGTGAAAATATTTCATCAAAATTAAACACGAAATAAACTTGCTTTTCTTTATCTGAATCTATATCGACTAATACTTCTTGTATTAGTCGATTTTTTTCATCATATTTCTCTGGCTTTAATAATAATTTTTCAGACATACTTAAAAGTATATCTTCGTATATCTGAGTATCAATATACTTGTTTGATACAGTTTGTTTATTTTCTTTAATCTTTTCAAACTTAACACTGTCAGATGTTTTTAATTTTAAATTACCAATTGCCCTTATATTATCTTGTATAAGGTTCAATTTACTGAAGATATAAAGATCTTCTTTTGTTTCCATGTCAAATTTATGACTTGTTTTATAAACATTTATTCCATTTATGAGAAGAGGCTTACTTGAAAAAATATCAAACAAATTGAATGTCTTAGTTGTCTCAATTACTTGAGACTTTTTAAATGTTGTGCGATTGTTCTTAAATTGAGTCAAATTATTGTTCTGTACGTTTAAGATTGTATCTTGAACTAAATTTTTATCAGAACATAGCTTCACAACCAATTCAACACCAGATAATATATCTGTATATTTACTGTCAAAACTATAAAATTCAATATCAATACTAACAATATCGTCAATATAAATTTTACTAATATTATACCCAAAAATTTTATCTAGTTCTAGCAATTAATAATTTCCTCGTCGATATTAAGGTTCAATTCGTCAATATTTAGATTATTATCATATGCATAACTAGATAAAATTTCTTTGTCTACGCTTATATTGAGAAAATATTCAACCACAGATGGATTTACTACAGGCATGTCTTCGTGAAAAGTAATTTCTTCTTCTTCTTCTGAAAAAAATGCACTTGAAAATTCAACACTTCTATTAGATAAAAACTCTAAAGTATGTACTAATGGAAAATTTAAATCGGTTTTTTGTATTCTAAAAACTTCAATATCAAAATTATGTTTCTGGAATAAGGAGTTTTCTTCTGTTATTTCAAGTAATATAGAGGAAGAAAACTCTAAACTATCTGTATCAAAATTATAAAAATCTTCTGCTTCAATTGTAACTGTAAAAGTATTATTAGAAAAATCTTCTGTTAATGTTCTGGTTACCTGATCAACGATGTTTCCTTTAATGACTTTTATATTGAAGGATGGCTTATGTTTATTTGATGGCTCTGAATTACCTAGAGTGCTAGAATTATTTTTATAACATAAAATTCTAGGAGTGTGTGATATTCTTCTGTTTTTACCTGCTAAATCCCCAACATATTTTTCAACACCTGAATAAACGATATCTCTATCAGAAAATGAATAATAATATGGAGAAAATTTTCCATTAATAAATTTCTCTTTCCCATAATCAGTTAGTTCAATATGTAATATATCTTCTTTATTGTTTAAAAATGTCATTATTCATTGTCCTCAAATTCCGTTTCAACAGATAGAGCACCACATTCAACGATACTAAAGAAATCATATGGCCAATTATAATTAGAGGTTTTTCCATTGTTAATTTTAGCTCTTCTTTTAACTTTGAATATTTGCCATTTTATATTTGGTTGAGATATTTTTTTGCATATGTCTGCATTATTTTCTGACAATATTAATTTACCCTCTTTAAAGGTAAATGATTGAGAAGGCATTACATTTTGCCAAATATGACTCAAATCTAGCGTACTTAAAGATGCAGCACATTCAAATGCATAAAAAAGATATGGAGATGGTGTGCCTGTAACATAATCATATTTTTCAGGAAATATATATTTGTCAAAATATTTAAAATTATCCAAATAATTTTTGCTTTTTATATCAATCGATATATTTTTTTCTGATTTAATATCATAAGGAACTAAACATACTAATTCGCTAATTTCTTTAGAATCTTTCAGTTTACCTAATGGAATATTTTCTTTATTTATACCAAACGCATCAGCTAGTGAATCAGTGACTATAATATTATTGTTGTTTTTATCTTTTGTATTACCTAATATATCTGAAATTTCTATATATAGACCACCTTCACTTAATTTACCATAATTTCTCATATATCCTTTTAAATCACTAATACCGTAAATATTTGAGGGATCTATATTTTCACTGGCGATTGGATTACCTGAGTTAATATCGCTATGATCAAGAAATGGAAACTCTTGTTTCAAAGTAGGGGTCCACTTTAGAGTTTGATCAACTTTTTCAAAATTAAAAATGTCCATGCAAGATTGAATATTCTGCAAATGGTTATGATCGCTTGTCTCAATTTGTTTAGTGGATAAAAACGTACCAGTGGCGTAGTCAAATATCTCAGAGAAAGTATACTTTCTCGTTTCCAGTGGATTGAAAACAATTTTAAAATTAATTAATTCTTCGGGTCCAATAGTTTTTGGTCCAATACTGATTATACTCATATAAATAGGAAAATGCATAGGAGAAATTTCTTGCCATGGGAGACCGCCATTATTCACCCAAAAAGATGGACCACAATCACCTACAACAACATTATTTATATTTTCAACATTTCTTCTGATTGATATTTTCATACCATATGTATTTTCTGTGTAAAATACAGGAAGCTCATTTTCTAATTTACTGTTTATACTAACTTTTTTTTCATTTTTTAAAAAGAAATCATTAATACCAGAATAAAACCCTTGTATAATGGTGCTATATTTTTCATCAAAAGAATAATCGTCAAGGTTATCATACTCAACGCTAGAATAACCTTGAGTGGTACCACTACTAAAGATGGATAATGTAGGTTGGCCGATTACTCTGTTCGATTTATCAAATAGATATTTTAATGGGTTATAAATGGTATCAAATGGGATTCTTTCAATATTATCTAAAATTTTATCATTATAATCGTCATCAGTTAAATCAATTAAATCTATTGGTAAATTTCCTGCCGCCAGCGGAGTTGATTCATGAATAGGAAGACTATGCATTAAACTATTCCAGAATATTCCAGGTCTATAAAAATATGACATTTGAACTGCATTTCCATTTAAAGTGTCAGATAATATTGCAGCTAATTTCAAACCTTGTTGTAATGGATAAATCTCTTCATATGGTCTAAACAATTCATTATATTCAAATATAAAATCAATTTTTTTAATATTTTTATCGACAATTTTATTAATTTTGAAATCTAACTGATTGTTAATAGAGCCGGTTAAAGTAAAAATATTAATTATTTGTTCGTTATTTAATAATTCATCTATATGTTCAGATGAATTATACTCCATAATAGTAGAATATTTTCTATATTTCTTTTTCATAAATATAGAAAATTCTTCTTCAGAGTTAAAAAATGGCTTAGAGTTGGATTTCGGAAAAATATCACTAAACTCAACAACAGCAGTATCTGTAAAAAAAGATGGATCGTCGGAAGAAATTTTGTTTACAGAATACGAAAGAGAAAATCCATCAAACGATAAATTTACAGGAACATTGAAATCAAAATCTCTTATTTGTTGATCAAGACTCCCGGTATCGTTATAGGTTAATTCGCCAAAATAAAAATTATATGCCTCAACTCCTTTTTTAATATAAATACTTTCAAGTGGCCATTTAGATTTTATACCTAAAGGATTATAAGACGTATATTTATAGGGTGTATTTTCAGACATTAACCTATAATTATCATAATTAAATTCGGTCAATCCTTCTAATATATAACTATATTTTTCATATTTATCAAATAAATAATCTTTCCAATCTCCGAATATAAAATCTTCTCTATGATTGGAAAAATTCTCGTGTTCAAAAGGAAACACTTTTTGAACAACTTTAACATTTTTGATATTTTTATTTTTAACAATTGTTTTCAAAATGGTTGTATCTTGATTTGATTTATTGGTATAAAGATTAATTTCTTTATTATTATATAATTGTCTAAATAAATCAAATCTTAAAGTGGAATTATCTTCTATATCAAAATCGACATAACCTGCATAGTGATCCACATATTTTTCATAATATTCTTCACTACCAACTCTATAAATACCTTTGTTATTTAAGGATTTTACTAAAGCATTGTCTCCAATTGAATAAATTTCATAATCTTTTTGATTTATTAAAGGTTCAACATTTTGAAAATTACCAAATTCATTATGTACAAAATTTAGAAATATATTTTCTTCATCTACAAACAAGGCCATTCTTTTGCCTGCCGTAGTTAAAACGGAATATGATATTCTTTTAAAAAATATATCATTATTTATAAACTCTTGTGTTCCATTATCATATGATACAAACAACTTATTATCATTACCAGCCGAATCAAGGGTACGACCGGAAAAATAAGAGATATCATCATAAAAATATAAAGAATTAGCAGCATTATCAGAAATTTTAACATATGTTGAAAATGCACCTTTTTTAATAATGGCTGTTTTACCGCAATTGTTTGAATTTATAGTGGTAAAATCTCCAGATGCAGAAAAAAAAGACACACCATTATCACATATATTATAAACAAAATTATTAAATTGCGGTATCCAAGAATAATCTACTAACATTGTTGCTAACGTCACTCTTGCGCAATAATACAAGGTTGCATTTGGTAATGTGGAAGTTAAAATATTAATTGTACCACCAAAACCAGAGCCACCAGTAGTAGCTTTACCAGCGCCTGTAGTATATCCGAATGTTGTAGGTTGTGAATTTATTGATACAGCAGTAATTTGACCACTGGCATCTCCATATGCACCTATTTCAGCATCCGCACCGGATCCTGGACCGGTGTATGTTAGAGAATATATATTCCAACCACCAGCAAACCCAGAACCTCCGCTAATCATACCTAAAGATGTTATACTACCCATGCCATCCACCGAATCAACAGTAAAAGACGAACCGTTACCAGCAGTCAGGGTTTCGCCAGTTTCATAAAAATTACCACCATTGTTTATGTAAAAACCAGTTATCGGCCCTGTCGTTATAGCTGAGACGACAGTTACAGTTGCGTCTCCACCTGTCACAGTCAACACATTTCCAACAGTATAATATGTTCCTCCGTCTGTGGGAGTAGGAGATATAGTAATATTTGGTGTTGGTGTATTAATGTCAGTAAACTTTCCAGCAAGATATAAAAAGTCTTGAGCTTGATCTATAAAACAATCAAATACAGTATCATTTGTGTTTAGAACGTCTGATCTAAGCGTAAAGTCATCAACATTTATAAATGCTACCCTATTCCTAATATTACTGTCAACTTCAGTAAATGCACCAACAATGAAACCTCTTTGATTATATATAGAAATTGTATGAATTTCATTATTTGTGTCCATTTTATGAGCAGTTAAGGCGTAAGTGTTTTTGTTAATTACGGCAAAATTTTCCCTATCATTACCGTTAACTTCAGTAAATTTCCCAACGATGATAATATTATCACCATGCAAACCCATATCTAGAATTACTCCATGTATACTAATGTTTAAGTTAACAACTGTTCCATTTTTATTAACCTTACACAATTTAGAAATTGCTTCTCCTTTAACAGTAGTAAAAGTGCCACACATATAAAAATCACCTGATTTTTCATCTTTGATAATTTTCACAACCGTATTATTTGTTTTAAAATTATATCGCTGAATTGGTGTGAGTCCATCTTTTTTTAATGCACCAAAATTCTTAATAGGCCCCATTTTAACCGGATTCGAATTTACGATTTGATTAAAATACTCCACATCATCTGGTTTACTAATTTGACCTATTTGATTATTAAAATCATTTTTATAATCAAGTATTTTTTGTTCTGTATTTAATATTTCTTGAACCCAAACCTGATTTAACTCATCATAAAATTGAGAATCAGAGGAATTGTTCATTAACTTGTTCTGTTGAAAATACCGAAAATTAAAATCTGTATTATTTGAGTTAAATAACGGTTCTTCTTCTGGGTTTTCCGCAGGGGAAAATTCTCTGTTTATATCGAAATATAAAGATTCGTCATTGATTGTATTGATGTTTTCTAGTTTACCACTTGTCTCTAAAAGTGGTTCAACTGTAATTACTTCAATATCATCTACGAATCCCTTAACTGTGTGTGCTTTTTTAATCATTATAGACCTATTTTATTTGGAATATTTAAAGGGTTCCAATCAAAATTAATTAGTGATTGTCCTGTTTTCGTCTGATCCCAATTAAGTTCTGAAAAATTAGGTAATGACAGAGTAAATTCATTATTTAATTCTTTTTTATTAATTTTTTGAAACAGTTTATGGTATTTTAATTTATTTCTCTTTAATACGTGATTTTCAATAAAATTACCATAAAGCCCGCTATCTAGCGACAACGGAATAATTTGTTGAATTAAATAGAACATTGAAAAATCTATCCATTTGTAAAAATCTAAAAATCTAGTATACTCTATCAAATCATTATTCATTTTTTCGAAAAATAATAACTTAATATTATCTAATCCTTTATATGATTCTCTATACTTTTCATAAGGAAAACCAAAACAATTCGATAATTGTTGCATATTTGAGAAATATTTTAATATTTCTCTATTAATAGAATCTGCAATATTTTTTTCTACGGTTAAAATCTTATCAACAGGTTTTGTTATTCTTTTATAAAATAAATCATCACTATCAATGATTGAAATGTTATTGATAGAAATATTATCAATTGTATTATTTTTTTGAATAGATAAAGATTCAACACCAAAAACCGTATTTTCCAAAGCTGGGAATCCTATTCCATGTCCTTGATTTATTTTACAAAGATTTTCAGTAAAATATTTTGGGTAAGTTCGAGTGTTCGTATATGAGTATGGTTTAGAAAAATCTTCCACCATAACAAGTCCACTATCGTCGCTTGTAGTTACATTTTCAAAATCCCAATTAAAGATTAAGCTATCAAAGTTCGGAACGTAAGAACCAGAGAAAAATGTACCAAAAGACATATTGCGACTTGGGGTGTTCGTTCCAAAGTTACTTATATTTTTCGAACGTGAATGGATGTCACTATATTCATGTTCTCCCATCCAACCTCTAAAATTATATATTTTACCTATAGAGGCTGTTAAAATATTCCCACTTGTGTTCTCTCTTTTTGCACCTACATAAAATGTTTTATTTTCGCAAAATGATTTAATAGAGATATCTGTCGATAATATGACATCGTCAAACATTTCGTCTACATTTATAGCTGTCAGGGTACACTTGTAGGGGGCTGTTACTTCATAGTCGATGGCTGATATCAAAAGAGGTACCGACGGGCTGAGAGTGGCCGTAAACTGCCATCTAGAGCCATTGTAGAGCTTCATCAAGTCAGATGATATAGACGATTCGCCCAGCGATGAAGATGAGTACAATAATAATCTACCATATTCAGAATATCTATTTTCTCTACTTACTCCAAAGTTGACACTTAAAGAGCCGGTTTCTAATGAATTACCAGCATCCAAAAGTGAATTAAAACCAAAGACAGATGATGTTAAAAATGATTGTGGATAGTATGAATACTGCTTGTCGTATTCAGAAAAAGTATACGGAAATTTGAAATTAGTTTCAAATGTATATGATATACCATAATCATCATTTGATGTTGGTGTGACCGTACTTATGTTACTACCCGTAATATAGTGAGTTACATCAGGAGTAAATGTAGCAAATACATGTTTATTGAAGTTTATATATTTTTTTTCTATGTTTTCAACTTCAAACGAATCTTCGACCTTGTTGATATCATTGTCGGTATATAAATTAATACTATATAAATTATCTTGAACCCCTAACGTTCTGAATAACATTCGGAGGCTTTCTTTTGTGCCTTTTGATTTATTAATATCAATTAAGTTATTATATAAGTTACGATACAATACAGATTTAATCTTTTGTATCGTTGCACCATATGTGAATTCATCATTTTTAATCATATTCCATTCATCAAACGAAACACTTGATAAAATGTCTTTAATATCCAATCCATAGCTGTTAATCATAATGGATAATATTTCTTCACTTTCCGTGCCTGTATTATTATATTGCAAACTAGATATTTTATTCATATTCTTAATTTGCATATATATCTCATCTAGTTGAGATGCAAGTATTTGACACAAATAGAATAGATGATCTGAAGTTAATTCATCCTCTTCTTGTATCCAATTCGGAAACGTATTAAAAAGAGTATATGAATTTTGAGAATCATACACTTTGCCAATTAATATATATTTACTAATGTCTTCAATAGTGCTTTGGTTATTGGGATTTAAACAAGGTTCCTGAAATTCAATAAATCCCATTGAAACCAAGCCAGATTCTAAAGATTTATTGTTTCTATAATTTTCAATTTTACAATTAGATTTTCTACCTGAATAATCTAATACAATTGAATCATTTATATCATCACCAATTATACCTTCATTAAACTTAAAATATAATGATAATTTATTATTATTATTGGTATTATTTAATGTAGAATAATCTCTAGAATTATAAGAACTATTCATTTCTACTTCATCAATTAATCTTGAGTAAATTTTGAATTCGTCAGTTTTTGCTCCATATAATTGACCATAACCATATTCTTCGACATATCCATCATTGATGGATAAACAACCAATAGTGCCAGTAATATAACAATCATAATTATCGCTAATATTCATATCATTAGAAAAGTTTTGATAATCCGTTTTGACTCTCAAGCCATTTTTAAAAGTTTTAATAATAAATTGTGTATCTACATATTCAATTGTATAAGAATAATGATTCCAGTCGTCTAGGGAAATAGGTAAATAACCTCTTTTTACTTCACTGTTTTCTATTGTGAATATATATTCTAGTCGATATTCGCTTGGTAGAGGACTTTGGATAAAATAATATTCTTTTACGATGAAATTAATTCTATTTTCTAAAGGTATATTATTATCAGAATTGACAAGGTTAAATATTACTTTGTCGGCACGGTCGATAGATGGAAGACCCCCATCATTAAGGGGTCTTTCTTCCGACTTATAATAAAAAGAAAACGTGAAACCATCTTTATAGTTTATCTTTATTCTGCTATCAGAAAATTCTGAATACGCTAAACTTTTATTTAATCCACCATATATTTTTATGTAATTTGGAGTGGCTGATTTATAATACAATCCTTCAATATGATCACTTGGTATTAAACTATATTCAGAACGTTCATCGAACGATAGACTACCTACAAATCTAGTGTGAACTTCATTAAATATAAATTTATCCAAATAAGTTGCATTATTGAGCCACCCAATTTCTTGCTCTCTACTTCCATCATATGGAAAAGAATCTAATATATAGTTAAAAGAATTTTTATAATATTCTTCAGCAAACCCAAACTTAACAAAATTAGCAGGGTTTTTAAAATTAATATTTGGTAATATTTTGTGTTTTATAATTGAATTTGCTGTATTGATTTCATTAGAAGAATATATTTCAGAAAATTCTTCTACAACATTATTAACAACTTCTTTTTTATTAAATAAATCTTTTAAAGACATTATTTTGTCGCCTTAAATTTAAATTTTTCACCGAGTTCAGAGTTATAGTTTTTAAATGATAGCTCATACATATAATTTGGTTCAAGCAGAGAAATATCTAATTTGAACCAATTGCCATTTGAATCCCAATTTAATTTTGTTGAATTATTTTCGTGATCATAATCAAAAATAATTAAACCGTCAACGACTCTTCTAAGTTTAAATCTCATATTATTTAATATAATATTATCATCTTCTTCGATAAATTTTGTATAATAGTTTTGTTTATTTGTTAAGCATTTCGTAAATAAATTAAATTTAATTTTTTCAAAAGTATTATATGATTTTTTAAAATTCTGAATATTTATTTTAATTTTTTCACTTGAGTAATAACTTAAATAATCGAAAATTTCTATGGTTTGTGATTTAAATAATTTTGTGGTATCTAGAGATACCCAATCTATATATAAAAATCCGTATTCTGTATCTGTTGAAAACGAAGTGGAATAAAATCCTTGAACGATTCTGCTTCCAACTTTAGAAAATAAGAGATCTTGCTTTAAATTATCTGTATAAAAGTTGACCACAATGTTATTTGTTGAATCTACATCAAGGAAATTATCGAAATATTTATTTTCAAACGTAATAACATTATCATGAACCACAGAATCACTTGATCTTAATGAAAACTTTTCACTAGAGTTAAGTGTGGAAACATGATCAACTCTTTCTATAATTGGTTGAGAGAAAAAATATTCACTTGTCCTTGATGAAAATTTCTTTTTGAAAAACGATTCTGTAGACTCTTCTTCATCTTCTGAAATTCTTATAATAATACCGTTATTTGTAAGAGCATCAGACAACCAAAGTTCAACTAGTTCGGTAATATCTATTGATAAATTTTGACTTTCATGAGAAAAAGTCTGAGTATATTCATACAAAGAATTATAGTCCCCACCCGGCAATACCCAAGATGCCCCGGAAAATCTATCATTCCAATTTGACTCTGATTTATCTGTAAAATTATCTTGATCAAGACCAACTCCTTCATAGAACTCTGAATTTAGTGGATTGACAACAACAGTGAAGTTAGAAGGTGTTGTTTGGTGATGTTTTACATCAAATAATTTTAGATAATATTTCGGATCATTATCTAAAACCTGCTCACTGTTGAAATCAATAAATTCATCCATATCAAAATGAATAAGAATTCTGCTCTTTTCTGTATCTTCAAAAACACCCGAACGAGGTCTTCCATATATAGAAAAAACTTGCAAAGAGTCTGAAGCTCCATCGTTTGAATCCTGAATTCTTTTGTTATTTACTAAAACATCCGAGATACTACAATCTTTTGATGCATAAATTCTTTTAATTGACATTGTGAATCCTTATTGTATTATAATGCCTTTAATATCTTTATCAAGGTATTTAATTTCAAATATTGTATCTTCTGGGCACATGAGTATATTTTCATCTGATGTTAAATTTTCATCAATATCAAATGAATTGTAATTATAATTACTCCCAACAACAGATTTAATTATTACATTTGTGATATCTATTACGTTTGGTAAATCATTTAATACCTTATAAATATCTGATATAATTAACGGTTCTCCAATTTGGTGTTTTATTACATACAATTTTTTTAATTCCATATAGCACTCTTGTAAAATATCAAATTTACTTTTATTTTGAACAACAAGAGCATTAAATTCAATTTTTAAATTGACTACTTTTGAATCTACAATATTGATTGTATCGTTCATCATATTATATTTCATAATATGATTTTTTAAATTATTTTTTATGCTTTTACTTGTGAGCATAAGGTTCGAGGTGCTTAAATCCTCAGAAATTACATAAATATTTATCATTTTATTGAATGATGAATTGTCAATAAGTGCGCTTGCTCTTTTTACACTGCCAAATTCTGGGTTCATGTTATAACAAATAAATTCATAATCACTTCTAGTAACGGCTCTATTTTGAGATCCGTATGATCCATAAGCTAAATATTTCATTTCTTCTGAAAACTTAATATCTCTAGAACCACTGATCTGCTCGGGGTTAGTGACTTCAACTGAAGAGGTAACAGCTCTTCTTTGTAATTCTGTCACGGAACTATCAAAGTCTATTAAAACATTGTTTACCTTGTTGATAGAGCCAATACTTACATTTGAGTTATTGCCACCAGAAGTTCTGTAAGAGACAGTAACTGTAGTGTTTGCAGGAGAAATCCCCATTGTATTGTTTGTAACAAGTTTTAATGGGTCAAAATAACTGCTTTTGTTCTGTTCTCTGCCATACAAATCCAACAGTAGTTCAGAAGAATCGCTAATTGTATCCTCTTTACCATTACCAAATATAATAAAATAAATATCGCCAGATTTATCAACAATAAATTTTCTTGAAACGTATTGGTTTTTCAAGAAAAACTTTGGATCACTGGAAGAGTTTATGTTGGAATTAGGGACTTTCTGTTGAATGATTGACTGAGATAAACTATCCACTTGATGATACTCATTACCACTAGAATCAAAAACGGATTCAACATGTATAAAATTTGAATCTAAAATTGGAATTTTAACAAACCCTTCAATAGAGCCAATATCATATTTTTTCTGAACAGATTCCCCAGACACAATTTGACCACTCTTTTTAACAGCAAATGATGTTGGATACCCATTGCTGTCAACATCCGATACAGCAAAACTTATTTCACCATTGGTAAAATCGATATCCTCATTTATGGTAAATACAGAGGCTCCGTCGGAACTAACAGTGCTACCCTTTCGAATAATGGGTAATAATCCATTATTCGGTAAGCGATTAGCTGAAGCAGGAATCAACACAAAAATATCAATAGTTGAGTACGTTGCGTGACTTCCTGTAAATTTTAATCCCATTTGTTTAGAAATTTTTTCAATGTTTCTAAATTCTACAGCGTTTTCTAATAAGGATTCATTAGTATTATAATCAATATAATATGACAAGTTATCACCAATATCAGAAAATATATCAAAAATCATAGAACCGAATGAAGTCGATGAAAGGTTTTTATATGAATCAGGATAATATTTTTTTGCATAAAACAGACAGGCTTGCCTGATTGAGTCAAAATCTTTATCTGTGAGTGAAAGTGCTTTTTTTTGTGTCATATTATACCTCTAAAGTTAAACTATCTGATATATTCATATTAGATATATTGTAAAACAATTTTATATTAAACTTTTCTTCCTGTGTTTTAACGGATAGGTCAATTATTTTAATGTACGGCATATATTTACTTATTTGCCGGCGAATTTCAGAAGACAAATCATCATTAAACTCAAGTATTTGCTCTATTTCAAATAAAAATTTGTGTACACCAATACCGAAATCAATATCACGAATTCTTTCCCCTTTTGATGTAAGAAACAACATCTTAAGACTTTGTTTTACTGAATCCCTTATATCTGTATTGGAACTATAAAACCCATCTTTGGTGTTAATATTTAGGGGAAGTTTTGTATCTATTGGTATTGGCATTAATTTAATTCTTTATAATTTTGGTATTTTTTAATTAATGCCAAAATATCAGAACACAAAGAATTAAAATCTTTATTCTCTTCAAGAACATTTTTGATAGTTTGGTTATTTATATCATTTTTAATATAAGAAATAATTTCTGAAACATCAGACGAAGAAGTTTCAGAAATTATTTGATTAGATGTCATTAATATAGTATTGACTCTTTCGTCATAAATTTCATATGAGTTAGCATTTATAAACTGCCCCAGTAATTCGTCAGAATTTAAATCAGTCGCAAGATTTACAGATTCTGTTTTTGACAATTCTATAGAAAAAATAAAATCTGTAAAATTATTATGAAACAAAATCCAGTTTTTTTCTCTATAATTACTTGTTTCTTGTTTTAAATCTTCGATTAAAAACTTCCCCTTGAAATCTTCTTCTTTAATTATAAAATTTAGTCTCGCCCCCATCTTTATTGATTTAAAATATTTTTTATACTGTCCGTCGAGAAAGTTCTCAACATAATAATAGAATATTGATGAGTTTACTTTGTTTTTATAAAAATATTGTCTGTTTTGGAAGTTTTCGTCGTTAATATCAGTGTCTTCCACTATAATGTATTTTTCAATATTATATGTATTTTTAAATTTTTGCTGTTCGAAGTCAACGTGATTCATATCAATTTCAACATCAGAAATATTTATTGGACTTATGTTGCTGTTTAGTGCTTTTATATTATTGACAATATGAAGAAAATTCCTCAATAAATATTCTTTGATATTCTTATTAAGTTCTGAAAAAACACTTATTATTGTTGGCTCTATTGTTGATAATATATTATCAACAATAAATTCAGATGAAATTTTAGACCCATATTGACCAAGTGTGCCGAGCAGATGCATATTTTCTTTTAGGAGAAATACTCTACAATATAGATCTAATAAATTATTTACATAAATTTGTGAGGTTTCTTCTACTGTTTTCATTCTAATTCTCTCTTAATATTTGTCTTTATACCATCTATATTTATTATCTTATCTAAATTTGATATATATTTAAACTTCAGACTATCTTCTAAATTTATATTGAATTTTATATATTCCTCAATATAAAATTCATTAACCAAGTCTTCTGTTGTTAAAATAACAATATTTTTAAGATTATTAAAAAATATTTCTTTGATTTCAAGGGACAGAGGACTGTTTGAAATAATGTCTTGTAAATTTGCATTATTTCGTCTATAAATGTAAGAATATGAATTTTCTTTATACGTTATCGCTAAATTTTGATCAGATACTCCTAAATCAAAATTTTCATTTGAAAATCTGAAAGATTCTATTCTTGTCAATTCACCAAATTGTTTATTGGATTTATATTTTTCTGGGAAGTCTTGTTTTATTTTTGAATATATTAATCCTAAATCATCAAGTTTGGATTTATATTTTTCTGAGATTTCTGTTTTGTATCTATTACTAGTATTTAAATCAAAAATTATAGAACCAATGAGAGCATTACCGTTAGCTTTATAATAATAATCTTCTAAACTGCTTAAAAGTGTTCCATATTTATTAATAGATAATATAGACATAACATTATCTACATTTTTTTCCAATATTGCCTGTATTTTTGGGTTAGAATATTTTTTAATATCAGGTTTAAAAAGTTCGCCCTTTAAAATTTTGCACATCATAGTCATATTTTTACGAGCTGAATCTTTTTGTAGGCTTAAAATTTCAACAATGATATCATTTTCATACCCAAGTTCTCCGAGCCTTGCAGTCAAATCATCATATGGATCATAGTGGAGACAATTGTCTAGAGTCGCCTCGCTTTGTTCGAAACTATCTTTATCCATAAGTGCTTGTAAGATTAATAATATGCCTTGATAACTTTCTTCCGGTAAATCAAAGTTTTTTATAACAAGTAAAATAACTTGTTTTATAATAAAGTACATTGATGAATTGTATTCATCACCGACAATAGATTTCAATTGGTTTATATTAAAATTACGAAAAAGATTTTTAATTATATCAATTAATTGCTCGAAACTCAATTCGAAACCAAAATCAGATAATAATTGTTTAATTTCTTCCTCATTTTTGTTTTTTAAAACATATGTTTTAATATCAAAATCAATAGGCATATATTTATAGTGAGAACTAGGAACAGAAGTATCTTTATTTACTAAACTTATTCCTCTGTTTTTAATAAAGCTATATGTGTTATTTGGATCAACATATTCATCTATTAGTCCATTAATAAATCCAGATGCAAAATCAAAAACTGAAATAAAGTTTAATACAATATAATTTGTTATCTGTCTAAGTAAAAATTCTACTATTGAATCATAAAAATTAAATATACTTGTTGTATCGCTTATAAATGCATTCATATCAAAAGCTGGTAGTATTAAATTACCTATTTTGACAGTATTTGGGATTTGTAAATAATCCCAAATATTAGGATTATTTACAAATCGAGAACCCGAGTCAATGATGCATTCTATGGTAGGGTCTAAAGTTCTTAAATCGTTGAGGAATCTACCGATCAATTGCCCTAAATCGAACTTGCTAAAAAAATTATTATAAATACCGTTTATAGAGGTATCTATTTTCCATGGCACAACCACTTTTACGCCAGTAGTAGCACTAACAATAGAATTACCCAAACCTCTCTTCAGCCTATCACCTATATCAATGCGATTTTCTCTAGATGTTAAAATATTTTTATAATCATCAATCTGTTGTTTTCTGATAAAGGTATCATCTACTATTTCTTCTGGTTTTTCTTCTGGTTTTTCTTTATTTACTGAAGATAAATTTTCTTCTGGTGGAGCTGCTTCTGTTGGTTGTTTTTCTTCTAATATGATAGTATCATAAAAGCCTGCATAGTTGTAAGTCACAAAATCATAGCTAAATTTAGGATAATGAAAGTTTAAAAATTGTAAAGAATTATTATCAATTTCATAATCTAATTCATATTTTTCTTTTATTTTTTTTAATAACTTTATTCTTATTAGTTCAATTTCTGCATAATCAATTTTTCTTTTTTCTAAAGGTTTTATTATTTTTATGAGAAAAATTTTTCTTATATCAGGTGTCAATGCCACAAAATCAAAAATATAAGGATTAATATCATTTTCAATATTTGTAGAGTACCCCTCTACAGCATTTGAGAACAAATGTAAATCAGATACTTCGGTCTCTTGGACCGAAGATAAATATTGGGATAGATTTTGTTTTTGTTCTTCAGACATATTTTTAATTAGAATTGTTAAATTTACTATTAATATATTTTGTGCTAAATACTTCTAAGTATTTAACCGCATTAGCTGCATTTTTTGAAGCTGATATAGCAGTATCTATAATATGAAGACCGGCTTGGGCGTTAGCTGTTGCGCTAGCAGCTGCCATTTCGATGCTTGGGGCCGTGAGAGGCGCTAGCGGGGCCACAGCGTGGACGTGCGTTGCCATTACAGTTGCTAAAGTAGTCAGAATTTCATATATAGTAGTAATTTCAGAATACGTTTTTCTTAAATCAGACATAATATCAGATAGACATTCTTTTAAATTTTCGCCAAGTACTATTGGTTGGAGGTCTTTGTCGTCGTTATTAGCAATCAAATCAATACCAGACAAAGTATTTATCAGTATGCCATTTGAATCATATTTATCTGTTCCTGTGACAATCTTTACTCCATTACGAGAAACTATTCTAACCTCGTCTGCTTTTATAATAGCGGCTGATTTGCCAAAAGAATTTCCTACTTTACCCTTAGCTAATTTAAGATTTTCATCAGCATTCGTTTTTTGAACTACCAATATTCTAGCGGCATCTAAAAAATAATCGTTATTAACTTTAGTATTATCCTCTTTGAGTTTTAACTTGTCAATACCACCAACACGACCAACAACAAGGTCAATAGAACCACAGTTTTCCAAACCTGCGCCACCATAGCCGGAAAAAACACCCTTGGGTCTATCTCTCCCTAAAACAATGGATGCATTGTTTTTCCCGTCTATGACTTTTTCACAATCAGCTTGATTAAATTCCGCTTGTGGTTCGGGTAAATCAGTACACCCTACACCATGTCCATTTTCTTTGAATTTCTTTAAGTTTCTTTTGTATTCTTCCATTATTTTAATACCCAAGAAGGCAACCCTGGTACCTTCTTTGTCACTATATTATTATTCCAAACAGTTTTTGATTTTGACTGTGAAGATGATTCTACTTTAGATACAGTATTTCCTGGTCTGGGGATAGGTTGATTCCTGTTTTGTTTAACTATTTTCGCTGCCTTCAAAGTTAAATTCAATGATTCTTCTTTAGAGTAATCATTGAATCTACAAAGAACATAGTGAAGAATAAAAGTACCATCAGAATGATCTCCAAATTGATGATGGGACATAATTCCAGTACCATCTTTACATTTTTTATCTACCGTCCATTTGAATGTATGATTTTTTATACTAGTCCCAGGAAACGATACTGGTATATTGTACTTCCCACAAACATATCTAGCTACTTGATATGTAGCCTCTAGTTGTTTAAGCGGAGGAACAACGAAACTATTGAAAGAATGCTGTAATACCTTCGTTGTTTTTTTGCCATTTACTCTTTCATAAACTGTAGGAGAGGGAGATGTAAAAGCAGCCTCGTCTCCCAAAAGTACTGTCCTATTTGATCTGACTTTTTTAAATTCTTCAATATTAATATTCTTTTGATTAAACAAATCTATATTTGCTTGAGTCAATCCAGAATCCATATTACCTTGACGAACAGCTGTTAAAACTTCTATACCTATAGATCTTGGATTACAAGCAGATGCATGGTAAACCTGAACCAATGGATCATTATAAGAAAATATGTTACCTAATATATCAATACAAAAATGTACACCTGTGCCATTTTTCAAAAGAGCATTCTCTAGTTCAATTACACGATCACCTGTTGATTCATGAATTACTAAAGTATTGACAGGGAGAGGTCTTCTTTGAAAATTAAATGTAATTTCCCTTTCAATAAAATTTGGTTTTTGAAAATTTGATATATTTTTTGCGGCTTTACCCTCGGCAAAATAATACTCTTTTGCGAGTTCTTTTATTTTTTCATTATAACTTGGATCTGTTAATGATAAAGGGATCTTGTCAGCATCTGTCTCTTTTTGATTACTTGCATCGGTAACAATGGCAACACTAGTAGCACCTGTGGTGGTGTTTAATACTATCCCACCAGAATCATAGGGTCCAATATAAATGCCGTCTGTTTGGTTGTAAATATTAGTAAACTTAACTCTTACCAAATCACCAATACCCGGCAATATAACATCAGCTCCAGAAAAAGATGGATACATTCCTATTATATCTATATCGTTATCATTATCAGGAATAGGTAATACTGTATGCAGTTCTGGTATTCTCACAATAATATTGACCCGAGCTCTAGGGGAATTACTTAATTTTCTAGAGATAATATCAGCAAAATTAAAATAAGATTCAATATTTTCTTGTCTATTGTATAAAACATAACCAATATATTCAGAAATCGATGAAAGAGCATCTGGTTTAAATTTATCTTCAATTACAAGATTAATAGCCTCGTTATAAGATAAGTTATTGGAACTTCCAATCTTTTTCCCGCCCCCATATTTTGGATCGAATTTATTTAATTGACCAAAATCAAAGTTTTTTTCTAAATCATTAAAATTATTCATTATCTTTGGAAGGCTCCATTTCAACTGTTTCATTGCTGTAAAGTTGATCGTAGAAATCTTTTTCTATTTCACCTTCATCAATATCACCAGATTTTGAATATACGCCAAATACATCTATCATCTGTTGAGTAGATTTTTGCATGGCTTCTATCACCTTTACAAGTGAATTAGACGCTTTGGCGTATGCGTCTGGGTTCGTTTCCACGTCTATATAGGCTAATGTCTTACTAAACTCACTAAACGTCTTAAACGCGTCTTCCCGGTCTTTATTAATCGTTTCAAAGATCTTTGCAACAACTCTAGTGTTGTCTCGTTTTAGTACTGTTTTTTTCTTTGTCATAAATATTAATTAGAATCATTATCAATTTAACCACTGAAACTTAAACCCCTTATATTCTTTTCTAAATTTTGTAGAATAATGATAAATTTCTTTAGGAGTTAAGCCAGATACGTGCATCAAATAACAATTAATATCTTTTTTTTGTAATGATTCAAGCTCGTCGTTATTCTTAAAAATAACAGCAACAGAATCAATCAATAATTTATACTTTTCATCACCACAATCTCTAGACAAGTTTTCCAAAAATTTATAAAATGCAATAAAAAATTCAGATTTCTCAATATTGTGTATTGCTTCATTGTGTGTTACCATGCCATTGATGCTGCCATTGATACAAACCTTGCTGGTAAAACTGATTTTGTTTTCAAAAGGTCTCTGTCTTCTTATATATTTTTTAGCTTCGTGATAAAACCAATTGATAGTCGTTCTTGTTATATAAGAATAAGCTTTTGAGCCTCTTTCTGGGTTAAACTTATCTAAGATAGACATCAAAAAAATAAGACAATCATTAGTTAGTGCCTCTAGGTCTGGTAAATAACTATATTTCTTTCTAACTACAATACCAGTGATTAAATGTCTGAAGATAGGCTCTAATTTATCAATAAATATTTTATTTCTTTTTTCATGAACAGTTTCGGCAATATATTCAAGTACAGCAGCCTCTGTTTTTTCATTGAAATAGTTATTTCTTTTAGGTTTTTCCGCCTTAGTTTTTAATGATTTATCTAGTATATTTTTCATCTGTTGCCTTTTTCAATAAATTCGAATAAATATCATTAATTTTTAATTTAAATTTAGAAGAAACCACAATAACTTGCTTCACAACCTCTGGATCTAGATATCCTTCGTTATTTTCTACATCTGTAAGCATTTCACAAAAAGAATCAACATTTCTAGAAATATCTTCTTTTGTAGCCGACATGATATCTATAAAAGTATCAAGGCTCACCCATAATTGATTTTTTTCTGTTTCTATTTCTTCAATTTTATTAATAACTAATTCGTTAGTTCTTTGCATAATCTTATCTGTTGTTTTCATTAATAACTTATATGTTAAAAACGAAAACACAACTAAAAATATTAATGTAAATACAATTGTCAATTCCAACATCTTATAATTCCTCTAATTCATTTTTGAATTTTTTCTTATTATCTTCTAGATCTTTTCTAAGATCTAGAATTAAGTCTTCTTTAGTTTGTGTAAATTGAATTACTTTTGTTAAAATACTGGAGTCATATATCCTCTGCATTTCAACACCACATTCACATGTTGTATGTGAATTAAATTTTAATTTAAAATGTTTATTACACTCTTCACAATAAAAAATTCTATACATTGTAAAGACCTATTTTGTTTCAAGAAAATCAAATGACAATGATTCTGAGTCATCATCGTCATCGTCTAGATCTGATAATAACGAACTTGTATCAAGATTAAATGATTCTTGATTGCTAACGTATAGCAAATCATCTTCTCTTAATTCAAATTCCATACTCTCTACAAGAGTAGTCATATCCAAATCTTCCATCAATGCTTTTTGTAAAAGCATCATAAAGCAAACAACTGAATCTAACGCTAATTTCATAAAAACTCCTTAGTTTTGTAATTGATGTATAAAATTATGAATTTTATACATGGGCTTAAATCCGATAGTTTTTAATTTATCTAAATCTAAGTGTTTAAAAATATTTTCGTCTAAATTTGAATCTACAGTAATTTCTTCATAATAATCATTATGTTGAAATTTTACAACTTGATTTATTAGATCGTTCCAAGTGGTATTTTGAGCACCTATGTTAATAATACCACATAATTTCTTTTCAATAATTTTTACTATTGATAACCCGAGATCATTAATGTGTATTATACAGATAGGTTTATCATCAACAAGATAGGGTAAAAGTTTGGTGTTTACCAAATCTTTCATCTCTTTATTTAATAAGAGATCTGTTTGTATAAGATTTGAAGTTGTATGTCCATATAGATTAGCAACTCTTAAAATACTATAAGTTGTTAAATTTTCTTTAACATAATCTTCTAATAAGAGCAGCTCATAATTATTATTACTTGATGAATCAGTACAGCTATTTTCGTCACTTTCACAAAACATGTTATCCAAGCCGTAGACAGATGAATCAGATAACAATATAAAATGCTTATGAACACCTTTTAATAATTCAATAATTTCGTATTGTTTATAATCAGTATTTTTGAATAGAGATTCATGTGGAATCCAAATAATAAAATTATAATTATCAGCTATATTTAATAAGTGTTCTAAGCTACCTTGATCATTTTTTGAATCAAATGAATTTGCATATACAGGTGCATAATCAAATTTTGACATATCGTCAAAAATAGTTATATTATATGGCGTGGTTAAAAACGCTTTTACTATAGAGTATCCAATATAACTATTGCCACCAACGATAAGGATTTTATTCATCTTAACCTCTCCGCAAGATTATAAACACATGTAAACTTTTGTTAATCAAAAAGTTTGCTATATTTCTTTTTGGATCTTATGATTTTTTCAATATGAAGCTGTTCTTTTCTGTGAACCTTGTAATCATTTAATTCATTTAATATATTGTAAATATATAGATCATCTTTAATAAATTGAATTCTATTGGGGGCCATTTCCATCATCGGAAACATAAGTGCAAGATCGTATGTAGTTTTGAAAAAACTACCATCTGAATTTAGAAGATCCTTTTTTAAAATATTTTTAAATAACGAATATTTAAATGTTCTTAGTTGAGAACATTTCCATGCACAAAATCTAAAATCACTTTTATCAATTATTTTTTTTGCATATTCTGAATTTGTAGAAGAGTCCTTAAATCCATCAGGATTTGTGTTCCAGCTACCGTGAGTTAACATGCAATTAGAATTTACATAAATATCAATTACTTTTTGCAAACTATGTTCATCAGATAACCAATCATCGCCATCAATAACTGTGGCGATATCTTCATTGTTGTTCTCATATAGCGATAATAGCCCATTATAAATATTTTCTAATGCATATAATCTATTATCATTTTTAATATATTTGAATCTTGAATCATTATGAATTAATTTATAAATAGATTCCTCTAAATCCATAGTAGAACAATCATCAATTATTAAACAATCAAAATTTGTAAATATTTGTGATTGTATTGATTCTATGCATTTACAAATCCATTTTGAATTATAAAACGGAACGACTATTTTGATTTTCATGCTTTATACTTTATACTTTTCTGAATTTATGTCAACAAAACCACTAAACGGTAATTTATTTAGCCAAATTTTGAAATATTCCATGCTTCTTTTTCTGTATTCGTGGTAATTTTTATTACTTTTTTGACAATGGTTAATAGAGGCAATATTTGTATATCCTACCTTAGCACGACCCTTGCATTTATAAAAAAATGCTGCATGTTCTGCTACTTTAAGACAGTCATCCCACCTTATTTCTTTAATTTTTTCCGTTTTAGCAATAAAAAAGTTTGGAATTATATCACAAACAGTCAATACTTCTTTTTGTAGATTTAATTTACGCAACTCCAGAGTGTTATTTTCTTCATTGATAAAAAAATTACCATTATACGATAAATATCTAGAATTTTCTATAACAGCACCACCAAGAATATCTAAATCAGAAGATTCTATAGTCTGATACAAAAGATGTATTTTTGTATCACTTGTAAAAACAAAATCATCGTCAAGTAATACAAAATATTTTGTATTAATTCTATCAATTCCGTAATTTCTACCAACAGAGATACCAGAATCAAATTTAATGTTATAGATATCAATATTAATATCATTAAAATTGAATACTAAATCCGAATCGTCTACAATTACAATCTTGATATTTTTATAATATTTTCTAATTGATGAAACTAACGCTTCTACACATTCTTTGCGTAAAAATGATTTAATCAAAAGAGTTGTTTGTTTTTCTGTTTCATCCATTTTAAAAATCTTCCTTTAGTTTATTATAATAAATTCTGTTTTACTCTATAAATTCTTTAATCTTCAATAATAAAACACTCTTTCTGTCCCTTAAAAACAGGATTTTATCATCACTTTCAATAAAATCAACCTCTTTAGAGATTGGAGTATTTCTTGTCACAATATTTAAACCAAGACACATTGCTTCAATAACAACTCGGCTACAGGATTCTAAAATTCTAGGGATAAATACGAAATTATTATAATTTGTAAGAGAGTCTAGGTATTCATCATGAGAAGCTGGTTCTATAGAATCAAACTCTAATTTGTTATCTATACAATATTTTTTAGATAAATCAGAGCCTTTATTATAGTTATCATAATTTACAAAAACAGAAACATCAAGCGGAATAACATTAAGGTTTTTCAGTTTTTTAAGTAATTCTAGAGTATTTTCACTGAACAGACTACATTTTAAATTAAATGTATTCGTAAGTGATAAATTAGACTTAATAATTTCTTCGTGAAACGTTGTTTGACATATGACAAGTTTTGCATTCTTATAGAGATTGCGAATATTTTCTAAAACCATTTCTACTGGAACGATGTAATTTGTTGATTTGTAATTTGTAATATTCCTGTCTTTTAAAAACTTATAATCATGTTCAATAACTATAAATTCTTTTTCAGACAAAATTTTCATAACGTCATTTTTCAAAAACGAAGAATTTGAAATAATAAATTTGATATCTTTGTTTCTTTTACATAAAGATGTCAACATTTCTACTGTCAAAACAGAGCTTTTAATTAAATTTTTAATACCAAAGTGCTTAATAATAACATCATCGTATTGTTCAGCACCACCTTCTACTTCTCTAAGGAAGAAGTCTGAAATAAAATATATATTGTTCATTATAGCACCACTATATCTTCACACTCAATATCGATGTATTTTTTAAATACATCAGTATATTGCTTATATACCTTAACTTCATCGAATTCTGTTTTTAAATATGTTTTCAATTTATTGGCCATGGATTTATATTTTGGGTAATCTTTATACATATTCAAAAAACATTTCTTATATGATAAATTGTCAACTGTTGCCCATAAGCTATTTTCAATTAATACTTTTTCCCATATAAATTGTGGATTAATTTTTTCTAATTTGTATTTTGTACTTAAAAACATTTTTTCTGTTTTGCTTATATACATAAAATCTCTATATCCACTATAATCAGGGGCAATTACAGGCAAACCAAGACAAGCCGCTTCAAATATAGGCAATCCCCATGATTCACCTCTTGTAGATGTCACTAAACATTGAATTTTTGGATTGGTATACAAAGACTTCATTTTGGAATCTTCAAAATCACCGTGTAATAAGTAAATTTTACACTTACTATTTGGGAATTTATTCTTTACATTTCTGATGTACTCTGTTGTCATGTATTTATCAATCGTAGAACCATTTAAACGATGAACTTTACAAATCAAACCTACATTTTCTTCGTTTTTAAATGTATCTAAAAATACCTCAAGGGTTAAACCGAAATTTTTTCTTTCACATATTTGATTAATAACCAAAAAATTAAAATCAGTTGTCAATTCTAGTTCTAAAGAATCACTTGATTCTGTTACAAAAGCATAATTTGCTTTTAATACAGTTTTATTAATCTTAATATTTTCATAAATAGAATTTTTAATAACATCTAAATTAAATTCAGATAAAACAATAACCTCTGTCATTGAATTAATGGCATTTATATATTCTACAGAAACCCTATCGGTCTCGACTAATGCAGTTAGTCCAATGTTTATAGGGGCCATCGATTTAAATTCATGTACGGGCGCAACTTGTATGCTGATATCAAAATAACGTTCGTCACCGTTCATACTTTCTACGAATTTTTTCTCTAATAATTCACACCAATACCAATTCTCAAAATTAGTAATTCTGGCTGATTTGGCCCATTGAGTAGGGTTTAGATAAATATCAACACCCTCTAATGTCATTAAAGCCGCAATCAAAGTTCTCGCATGTTGCCCGTAGCCCGATTGAGAGTACACAGGGGCTGTGACTAAAATTTTCTTCATTATAATCCTTGAGTTAAATTTCTGTAAATGTATATGGCAAATAATCAATTCTAGGCCAAGATTCACACTTATTGTTGACTTCTCTTACGAAATTAGGCCAAAACTGCCCGAATTTCTCATATGAGAAATTCTTATTAATGTGTTCTTGTCCTAGTCTCCCTAGAGCTTGTCTGTCCTCTTTAGGCATGTTGAACATTTTTACTAAAGCGTTTTCAATATCGACATTAGATACCCTATTCTCATAAATATATGGTGCCGCCATTGGATTATTATTCGCCGGTTCACCTATAATATAAGTACACGATGGCTTAATTCCAATACCTGGGCTTGTACCGTCTTCTAAAATCATTTGTTCAATCATACCACCTGTTAAATTGGCAATAACAGGTGTACCACAAGACAAGGATTCGATAACGTTTAAGCCGAAACCCTCATTATCAGATATGTTAATAGTGACATCAGCACAATTGTTAAGCATTGCAATTACATAATCGGGAACTTTCTCTTGTGAGAAACCAATACAATCTTGAAGACCAAAATCTTGAACAATTCTGAGTAAATCAAATCCATTGGGATCATCTACGTTGGTATGCATTAACATAAAAACTTTGTCCCTACCTACGTTATTAGCAAATTTCCCAAATACATCAATAAGGGTGGCTCCATTCTTCCGACGCGCATTCTTATTATTCCAAAAAACAGTAAATTTATCTTTCTGATAAGGTAAATTCTTATCAATGAATTGATTAACCATGTTTTTGTCATAGGTCTTGAAGACTTGTGGATTTACTGCATGTGGCATATAGTAATTTTTAACGTTGGGACTAACTTTATTAACAATATCGTATGTAACCTGACTTATACAAACAGTATAATCAACAGAATCCCAGATTTTATCATTATAAATTGGATATGGATAATTATCCCATATCGTATACCAAATCAATGGTACATTCTTTCTCCACTCATTATCAGATAAGAGAAACTCTTTATAAAATCTAGGGTCTGATTGAAAGATTATTAAATCTGGTTTAAACCCATCAACAAACTGTCTATAAGCACTAATATCACGAAACCCCTCGATAGGGAAAACAGACCATCTTGGATCTGGTTTTGATGGTTGTAGGTCCATCTTTTTATTCAAAATACCCATTGAACAAATTTCAATATTCTCATCAATCAATAGACTTTTGACAATTTCCTTCATAGTGTGCGATACACCAGATGCACCCAATGGATAATCAGAAATTGTTAACACCTTAAGCTTCTTCATTTAACACCTTTTCTAATGTTTTAATCGTTTCATTCAATACGGGACAAAATTGCTCAATCCAGTCCCTATTTTCTGTGTAATAAATTTCCAAACCTACGCAAAAATATTCTTCTAAACATAATACGCAATACGGGGATGGAAAATATGGATTAGAAAATCCATACAAAATATCAAATCCTATGTTTTGTTCAATAAATGATTCAAATTTATCATTTTTTTCAAAATCATTGTAATAGCTTTTAAATTCTTCGGATGAAGATAATTCTTCTGTATACTTACTCTTCAATCTATCTAAAACTTTATTCTTTTTTCTGGTATATTCTTCTTTTAACCTATCAAATGTATCAAGGTTTTCAATTGTATCATAAAAACTATGACCTGTTTCGTGAAGAAGGCTTTTAAGAAAATCTTTATTCGACCGACACTGTGTTGAGGTTATAAATATTGTATTATTTTCATAATACGCTTTTTTATTATTGTCTAAATTATAATAATATACCATGTCTACATTTGAGAAATATTTTTTTGGTATATTTGATCTTAAAAATGATTTAATTTGTTTTAAATCTAAAGGAAATCCGTCATTTACATAATATAATTCTAAATTTTTAGCTATTTTGACACCAACAACGCTATTTTTTTGCATTAATATATTTTTTCCATTTTTCTTTATATTTACGAGCTGTTTTTATATGCTCAATATGTTCTTGATATAGTTCATCTTCCCTAAAGATGATCAGTGAATCTTCAAATCTCTTTGTCAAGAGAGAAATACTTGGTTTTGTTTTAATATCTAAAAACTCATGCAAGGATTCAAACCTCATAAGTAGAAGATCAATAATATCAATGGAATTTAATGTAAGTATAAACTGTTCGTCAATAAATCTACTTTTAAGTAGACAGTCAGTAAGAGGTTTTCCTCTCTTTTTTTCAAAAGGATCGTTAAATTTAGTGTTAGTTCGAAAAGTTGATAATTCTTCGTAATTTGTGATAATATTTTTTATTTCATCAAGTTTACGTGGTTTTTTAGGTATAAATTCGAATGACATAAATCACTTATAGGTTTCCGCCAATATTGGCTTCTTCTGACCATTGAGCGAATCTATAAGATAAGTGAATAATCAGATATTGATAATATACAATTCTATCTTTTTTATTTGATAATAACAAATAATCATTTTGAATTTGAGAACTTACATATTTAAATGCTTCTTTCGCAAAATTGTATCCTGTTAAGTCTTCTGAGTTAAATTGAGCTGGATCAATATCTCCAATGATATCTTTGTATTTTCTTTTTCCTGTTTGAATTTCATCATCAGTAAAAAGTGCCGTACCCTGCTCTTCTTTTTGGGGTTGATTAGACTTCATAGCCTTTATAAATTCCCCTGCTTGAGCCTGATCTACATTTAATAACTCGATAAATCTCTTTAATCTAAGGAAAAATGAATCTTGATATAGTTGTCTTTGTTCTGGGTTTGTTTTGAGGTTTAAAAACCATTCTTTAATTGGGTTTTCTATTTTCTTAAAAGTTCTTAACAATAAATCTATACCAGTACTATTACTCGAATACTCTTTTAAAATTATGTTTTTAGCTATTTTCTTTGTAAAATACAATCTAAACAAATCATTTTCAAACATATTTTCTTGAATAATACCATTTGTCAGTTTTTCCAATTGTTGAGACTGAATACTCATTTTTTTTCTTTCTTCCGCCTGAACATCCGCCTCGGGTATATCTTCAAGTTCATCTTCAGGTTCTATGTCGGAATATACTGCATTATTTCTAGTAATTGGTCTTTTCGGAATAATACCCGATCCGCCTTGAACACTACCACCAGCTACTGAAGAGGTCTCTTTTATAATTTTCATATATTTCCTTTTGTAAACTCAACAAGTATTATTTATTTGCAGAGTTCTTTTTTCTACCGCGAGCTACTGGTGGATTAAGACTTTTAATTTTCTTATTGTTCGAAGTACTTAATTTTTCTATATTTGCAAGATCTTCGTTTTCTAGCTCTTCAGATTCGGGACATTCATCAAAGCTTAATTCTTCTTCATCTGTGCTTGGTGATTCATCGCTTGACAGATCTGACGACCCTGTGTATACCTCATGTGACTCTGGGGCGTGGTCTAGTGCCTCTCTAACAGCTTCTAGGGGCTCATCCATACCGACGGTCACCTGTTCAGCTGGAGCTCCTGCTTGGGGGTCTGTAGAGTGAGGCATCTGTAACACTAATTTACCGGTCCTGATAAAATTATTAAATATATCAGCGAATATACTCTCTAATTCATTAATGGGATATTCAGTATGATTAAATACAAATTGTTTTAATTTTAAGTATTCTTTTCTTCTTCTAGGGTTCATAATTTAGGTTTCCTATTTTTATAATGCAATTTTTTATTGATCCAATCTGGGATATCTTACTCTTTAAATAATACTGAATGTTTAAATTCTTTAATTTAGATATTTCTACTTTAACTAAAAGTATTGTTCTAAAAATATCTCTTTGTTCAATATCTGCTATTTGAAAAAAATTGTTATTAAACAATTTTTCACTTTTCTTTATCACGTTTACAATTGTTACACCTTTAACTGCTCTAATTTCTGTAAGAATATCACTTAAAGTTCTTCCTGATTCATAAGTAATAATAGCTGTAAATTGTAGAATTGTTAAATTTTTTTCCATGGTGTTCGCCCAATGAGTGATTTTAATTAGAATAATTAAGTATCTTTTAAAAAATTTAACTCGATAAAAGATTTTAATTGATCTTCTTAAATTAGTGGACATACTATTACGAGCAACGCGAGTAATAATTAGTAAATTAGTCAACTGAAACATGATACAGTGTTAACACTGTATCTAAATTAAATAGTTTATATAATATAGTTTATATAATATAGTTTATATATAATATAGTATATATATAATATAGTTTATATAGTTTATATATAATATAGTTTATATATAATATAGTTTATATAGTTTATATAGTTTATATATAATATAGTTTATATATAATATAGTTTATATATAATATAGTTTATATATAATATAGTTTATATATAATATAGTTTAT